GGCTATATCAAGATCGGCCAATCGTCGACGACATTGAGCGGCGGCGAAGCACAACGCATCAAACTCGCAAAGGAACTCTCAAAGCGCGCGACCGGAAAGACGATCTACATTCTCGACGAGCCAACCACCGGATTGCATTTCGCCGACGTTCACAAACTGCTCGACGTTCTGCAAAAACTCGTTGATACCGGAAACACCGTCATCGTCATCGAGCACAACCTCGACGTCATCAAATCTGCCGACTACATCATCGACCTCGGTCCCGAAGGCGGCGCCGGCGGTGGCAAAGTCGTCGCCGTCGGAACTCCCGAAGAGGTCGCCCGCGTGAAACGATCTCACACAGGCCAGGCGCTGAAAGCGGTGTTGGGTTAGAATTCAGAATCCTTCCTACTTATTTCGAACAATTCGGAATAATTCGGAAATATTCCTACTGTCCCAAGCTGTCCCAAAGCGGTTGGGACAGGCTAAACCGTTGATCTTATTGGTGACTGTCCCAGTGTCCTACTGTCCCAACAGTTTTTTCGTCCCGCGTTCCACACTTGTCCCAGGCCATCGCGGGACAGGCAAACCATTCGATCAATTGATGTTACGATTATTTGTCCCGCTGTCCCAGTGCGAGCAATCACGATAATCAAAAGCCGGCAAACACGATAATTGCCGGAATTCTATTTTGACTCTATCAAAACTTTTCGACCGCTCGCCGATCTCAATTCTCTCCGATTCTGGACAAATCATTCTAAACCTGCTGAGCCTGGAACGTGTAATTGATGTCACGATAGTTTTGAGCCTGCTGCTGGATCTCTGAGAGAAAGAGCATCTCGGTCTCGCGGGCCGGGCTGTAGGCGTCGTCGCGGTAGATGAATGATGTTCCAGGATATTTGCTGTCGCAGAACTCAACGGCGGCATCGTACTCCTCGGGGCAGCGTGCGTCAAACTGCGGCTGGACGCCGATCTTCCTCGTGCCTTTGCTGCGTCCCTTGAAAGCACCGCTGACCGATCGCGACGTCAGGACGGCCTTGTCGATCGGCGACGGCTGTCCCCATTCCGGACGAAAAGGCCACACGTCGAGGCCTGACGACACCCGCCGCCACAGCCAGTATTTCATCGCGAGATAGGCGTAGATGTCGTGGCGTTCGTTATAGCTCAGGACATTTGAAAAGAACAGAAACTCGGCGACATTGCCTTTCCACCTGCGGTCGTTGTGCTCGCGGTCCCGGCCGAGCTGTATGCCGTCGAGGCCCCAGCCTGTCGATAGCGACACTTCGAATATCGATATCTCATTATTAAATGACGCCTGCTGGTTGTTCTCGGCAAACTGTAGATCGCGCCGACGATATTCATACGTGCCGGCCGCTTCGTAATCAAAATCGTAGAATCTCGTCGTTTCAGGCATACCGGCCAGAATGCCGAGGTTCGTGTCGTCGAGGCCGGAAACCAGACCCGGATAATCGTTGTCGCCGTCCACAGCGGGAAAGATCGCATCCTCATAGGCCGCAACGGCGAAAATATGTTTTATGTTCAACGAGCCTGTCCACTGAAATGACCGGCTTATCCCGCTAAAGTTCACGGCCGGCTGTCCGTTGATCACATCGAGCAGCAATGTCGGCGGCAGGAATGTTGAGCTGATCTGGCGGCCGTGGATCGATTTATCGGGCCAGTCGAGGATCTCTTCAAATTCCGCATACAACGCAGGCAGATCGCTCGACGCATACCACGCCTCGAGGCCTCGTCGTGTCACTAATTGTTCCAGTTGGCTTAATATCATAATTTACACCGCGCGGCCGAGCAGCGTTTCAAACCGCTGGACGATCGTGTCAAACGCGGCCACTTCGGCGGACGTCAAACCTGTGCCGATCGACGCAAACGCTAAGTTATGGTCGCTGTTGAAAGGATTTCCGTTGCCGTTGATCTTGAAAGTGATGTTTGGCAATGTGGCCGTGTTCGCGTCGGAACTGCTACCGATCGACGCGCCGTTTTTATAAGCCTCCATGTCGGTCGAGCTGCGGCGGGTTCCGACGAAAAAGCCCCTACCATCGGTGCCCTGACTAACCAGAACGCGGATAGGCCCGCCCGGGCCACCAGTTGTATAGCTCGTCCAGTTGAGGAAGTTGTCCTGATTGCGGATCACGAGGTAGGTTCCGCTAACACCGTTGTCTGCGATGAGATCCCACTCTTGAATGCCCGCTCCGCCTCCCGCTGAGCGGTTATAAACCGACAAATGAGTGTTATTTGCCGATAGCTCTGCCAAAGCATTCAATTTTGTGTCGCCATAGCTACCGCCGCCGTCGCCGGTGATGCCGTTCGCATCGTGCGTTACGCTGCCATTCCAGACGATCCGGAATGCAGCGTCGAGATCGCGCGGATCTTTCAGGTTCCATTTGTGCGTGGCTGCTGTGCCGCCGACGAGAGGATAGACCGCTTTAAACTTGGTCCAAAGGCCCGCGGCCTTTAGGTCAGCTACCAAACGGCAGATCGATGCGTGATGCGTTGGGTCGGTGAGAACCGCTGCTTCGATAAAATCGTGCGCCTCATCCGGACACGGCCACGGCCATTCCTGGAGGACGAATATTCTCTCGTCGGCGGTCTCCTCGCTCGAGGAATCGTTTGACTCGAGCACCAGGCAATCGAGCGCGGCTGCGTCGGTAAATTCGACGTCGGCGGCAACGCGGTCGCCGGCGAGGACCGGGAAAGTATCGGCATTTCCTGTCAGTTCGAGCTGGAATTTGCTGTCAACGCTGCGACGGACGATATTGTCGAGGGTTCGATATGCCTGGTGGTGCGAGCAGTTAAAAAGCTCGATCGCTTCGCCGTCGATCTTTCGGCCGGCGATATCGATGAGCGTCGGCCGCTCCATCAGCATGGGATCGATCGGGCGCTCAAAATACTGCGAATCGATGTCGCGAAATTGTGCCTGCCACGTATTTCTGAGGTTTCGCACATCACGGGGCTTTATGACCGCATCGAGAGTATTATCGTCGGTGAACGCAAAGCTTGCTCCGAGAAGCTGCTCGAGGCAAAAGAACCGCAGCGTGCCATCGACCTCCTGCACCGTCGAATTGCAGAGGTTCAGAATGGTCCGGACCGCGTCATCGAGCCGCGTCGGGCCGGCGAAAAATGGATGCGTCTCGTATCGCGGCCGGTTCGCGACCTTTGGGTACAGGGCCCGGTGCGAGATCACCTCGCGGCTCTGAGACGTTGACTCCCATTCGAGCTTGAATTCGGCGTTGCCGGTCGTATGCTTCCACTCGACCTTGATCTGGTTGAAATTGCCGAGCGTAAGCGCGATCGTCTGCGAATGCGTGCCGGTCGAGCTCCACTCATCGATGAGCGGCGTGGTCATGTCGTTGACGTAGACCTTGGCACCGTGAGTGTGCGTGACGTAGATCGTGTACGTCTCGCTGAACTGCGATTTGATAAAGCCTTCCCAGCGGACGCTGAAATTGTCGTCATCGACGCCGACGCCCGGGCTTCCGGCCGTCGATGCGAGAAACAGCACCGGATCGATCCGCTGGCTGATGAGCGTATCGAACGCCGTTCCGTTGTAAAAGCTGCCCGTCAGGCCGATGCCGTCGAAATCGGTCAGCAGCCGATAGTCAAATGCGATCAGCTCGGCAAGGTAATCACGCCAGTCACACCACGCGGACCAGTCGATGCGCGACACCGGCCGGTTGCCGAGGCGTATGATCAGGTCCGCGACCTGCAGCGCGGGGTTCGTCGAAAAGAGATAATCGATCGCGCTGCCGGACGAATCGTAATCCGTGCATTTTGTGGTGCGAAAGATGCCTTTCAGGCCCTCGGGCGGACTGGCCTTCGTATCGAAATCGCCCATTCCGCTCGCCAGCTCGGCCCTGATCCACGCAACCCCGCTGTGCGGCGTGTCAGTTGGAAAAACCTCATCGATGCCGAGGTCCGGATCGTTCTTATAAACCTTGAGCGTGCCGCTGCCGTTCGTTGTAATGTCGATCGCCGATCCGCCGCTCGTCGCAGCGAGCTTAAATGTGTCGGTCGTTTTATCGCGAACGTAAAAGACCGTCCTGTCGGTCAGCGGTGCAGGCAGAGATCCCGGCATCAGCACGACCTGGTCGCCGTCGTTGTAGCCGTGTGCCGTCGATGTGATCACGTTGGTCGAGTTGTCGGCGGTGTATGTTTTGAGGACCGGCGTCGGCGACTGAGCGCCAGGGTGAAATTTATACTTGTCGGGTTTGACCTCGACGCCTTTCCACCAGAGGCCTTCGCAGCCGTCCCATTCGCCGCGGCCAAGCATTTGCTGGAGCTGGATGACGTGCGTCGGCGACGAGCCGGTGACGATCGATTTCACGAGGTTGCCCGTGACGAAATGCTTGCCATACGCCTGCGCGTGAAACAGGTTCTGGCCGTCCTTTTCTCTGAGGTGATTTACCAGCGTCATCTGTCGATCGGCTTTGCATTGTGGCAGACGACAAAACGCTTGCCGTCATCGCCCGCACAATAAATATGCCCGTCCTCCATTTCGATCATTACAACGTCGTCGATCTCGCCGGCCTCGTGAACGGCGATCGCTTTCGTGCGCATGAGCAAGTTCGTCGAATACGTCAGAACATCATCGCCGCGGCCCAGCAGGTCGATGCGGCTGCCGCTCGCGTCGTCACTGCTGCCGATGATGCGGTGCGTTCGCGACGAAAAGCATTCGATACCGCCCTCGGCGAGGATCATCCAGATCGGCTGATCACGGACGATGCGGACCGAGCGAATACGGTGAAATGTGCCCTTTACGGGATTGAAAAGCAGCGTGTCCTGTGTCACGTGCTCGGCCAATGTTGCGATCGCGTTGCCGTCCGGTCCCTCGATCAGCACGTACTGATCTGTGCGCGGACACGTCGGCGGATCTGGCGGTTCCGGATCTCCGCCCGTCGGCACCGATGGCGTCTGGACGTCCGGAAATTCCATCCCGCCGAAATGATGCTCGTTATCGTCGCCGCTGCAGCCGGCCTTTGACCGCCGTTTCTTATTGCACGTTGCCCTGACGCTGGCCGATCCGCACGTTCCCGCGTGCTTGTAAATGAACTGGCAATTTTCCGCCAGCGTCCAGTCACCGACACAATATCCGCTCGCCGACAGGTCATTCAGCACTTCGATCTCGACTGCGGTCTCGGTCAGTTGCGTCGGCCGTGCTTCACCGCGGAAAAGCTCGACCCACACGCTCGGCAGCACGCCGCTCTCATCGACAAAATAACGGCCGACAATGGCCTCGGCCTTTATGAGCGATTCGGCAGTGATGTGATCGATGCCAAAAGCCTTATCGACGTTCTGGATGCTCGCCGTTACGCGGTTCGGCGGTGCGAATACCGATTGTTTCAGGTCGTTGGTGCGGCGAAGATCGTCGGCGTAATCGATGTCCGCCCCGATCGAATCGACGTCCGTGAGGGCCTCGGTCGCGACATGGATCTGCGTCGTGTCGGTCAGTATCAGGTCGAGCGTCGTCTGCGTCTTGCACGACGGCAGATCGAGCAGGTTTTGCAGGTCTGTTGATACGTCACGCCCCACGTCGTTTTTGGTTTATTTCCTCGTTCGCAAAGCCGTCGCCGACGACGTCGAGCAGCACCTTGCGGCCGGATGGTGATTGTGCGGCAACCCTGAACATGCCCGCCGCGTCCTGCTGCACCGACAGCTCGACCACGATCGGCGAATTATCGATCGCGATCGGCTGACTGCTGACTGCTAACTGCTGACTGCTGACTGCCACTCCGCCCGCGTAGCCTGGAATATTCGCCGTTTTGAACACGTCAAAACCGGCGTTGTGGATTATCGTCTGCTGCTGCACGGGATTGAGGACCAGCTCGCGGTGTGCGAGCAGTGCGGGGATCACGTCGCGTCCCGTCCACGCTCCGCCGCCGAGCATTCCGTTCATCCTTCGAAACGCCATGAACTGCGGCGACATGTAAACGCCGCTCGCAAACTCCGGTATCATTCGCCGGTCGCGATCGCCCGCCGCAAAAGCGACGTCGGCCGCAGCCCGCAGCTCTGCCATTTTTTGATTGACGATGAGGTCGATGCGCGAGACGTCCTTGAGCGCGTGGTTGCGGGTTTTCTTGTCTTTCAGCGAGTTCGCCATCTCGAGATACTGCTGACGGACCTGTGCCGCGAGCTGCGTCGCCTGTGCCAGGCCCGACGCCGGATCGAGCCGCAGGCCTTTCACTTCGGCGATGATCGTGTCGAGACCTTTGAGCTGCTCAAAAGCGTCCAGGATGCCGCGATTTCGTATCGTTTCCTCCTGCCGACGCAGCTTGTTGCGTTTCAGGAAGTACGCACCGGCGAGCAGCAGCGGCGCCGCGATCAGTGCGATGGGGCCGAGCACGCCGGCGATCGACAGTGCCGCTCCTGGGCTAAATCCCGCCATGCCGATGAGACCAGCCAGCCCGGCAGGAGACGCAATGCCAAACCCAACGGCGCCTGCGAGCAAGCCGCCTGCACCACCGAGAATTCCCGCCAGGCCTCCGCCGCCGAGAGACGCTCCGAGACCCAAACCTGCCATCGGCAGAATTCCCGCCAGCCCACCGAGCAAACCACCAAACCCGCCGCCGAACAAATTGCCAAACAAGCCGCCGCGAACGGTGTTCACACCCGAGCCGCCCGCATTCGGATTGAAATACGGCGTGCCGCCGGGACCGTTGCCGGTCGGAAACGCATTGAATATCCCGCCGAGGCCGCCGCCCAAAACACCACCGGCACCACCGCTCGCACCCGATCGTCCGCCGCCGAAAATGCCGTTGAAAATGCCTCCAAACAAACCGCCGCCACCGCCAGCCTGACCGCCGCCGAGAATGTTGCCCGTCAGCCACGACGCGGCCATATCGCTCAGCATCTTTTTGAAATTGTTAAAGATGCCGCCGAAAATGTCCTTCATTTTCTCGCCCCAGCTTTTGCCCTTCGACGTGAGTATGTCGAACGTGCGGCTGATCGCGTCATGCAGTTGGTCGTAAAGCTCGTTGTAGGCTTTTTGGTCGTCGATCTGTTGTGCGAGACCGAGCAGATATTCCTTTTGTCCGACGCTGATGTCCTTGTAATCTTTTGCGATGAGCCGCAGCGTTTTTTCGTATTCGCTCAGCTCGCGGTTGCCGTTGCGAAGCAGCTCCAGCCGGCCGGTGAGATCCTCGCCGAGTTCCTCTGCACCGGCAACCTGACGGCGAATGTCGGCGATCTTCTCCAGCTCGAGCCGCTGGGCCTGCGTGGCTTTTGTGATCGCGACCGCTTCCTCGATCTGCTGCGGGCCGAAACCGTCGAGCTGCATTTCCTGGCGAAGCCGCTGCAGGTCGTAATAATTCTTGATCCGCTCGCGTTCCATCGTGTCCGTGACGCCGATCAGAGCGATCTCCTCCTGCATGGCGATCACGTTCATTGCGCCGGCGTCACGAATGCTCTGCATGAAATCGGCAATTGCCTTTTCGTTTTCCGTGATCAACTGCGGCATCGCTTCGAGGAATTTCGCCCACTCGTCGGCTTCTTTCTTCATCGCCTGCAGGCGCTTTAATTGATCCTCAGTTCCGGCGATCGTCTCCGGAAGCGGGACGTCGCGATACAATCCTAATTCGCCTCGTAAGCCGATGATCTCTTGCTGCTGGTTGGCGGCGTCACGGGCAGCATTTGCCTGCTGGATCCGCGCGACCTGGTCCGGTGACGCTCCGGCGAGCTTCTCAAATTCGGCGACGGCCTCTTTGAGCTGCTTGACCGTTTCATCAGCCATGCGTTTTGCGACGGTTTTGACGCGGGTCAGCTTGCCCTCGATACCGATCGCCAGTCCTTCGCCGATCTGTCCGCCGATGGTCTCAGTCACCTTTGACGGCGACGAAATACCCATCATCAGCCTGATCGCGATCGGGATCTGATCGACCAGGTTGCGTGCTGCTTCGACGACGCGGTCACGCATCGCACGCACGCCATTTGCGAGACCTGTTCCGATCGCCTGGCCGAGCTCGACCGCTTTTTGTAAAACCCACGCGTGAAGGTCCCAGATCGCCTGAAACATCAGCTTGACGATACCGATCAGGACGCTCGTGCCTGCCCTCACGATCGAGCCGATGACCTGCAGAACGGACGCGACGATATCCTTCATCGCGTTCCACGCAGCGGCCCAATCGCCTTTTGCGAGTTTGAGAAAGATGGTGATCACGTCGCCGATGATCCTGACGGTCTTGACGATGACGGTCTTGACCGCATCCCACACTGCCGACGAAATGGCCGTTATCGTCTCGCCGTTCTCACGCCAAAAATCGACGATGGCCGTCCACGTTGCGCGGATAAATTCCGAGATCTCGCCGACGATCGCCATGATCTGTTCGCCGTTCTCAGCCCAGAATCTCGTGACCTCGGCCATGACACTTGCGGTGAGTTCCCTGATCTCGGTCACGGCCGTGTTCCACGTCGCGACGACAAAATCTGCGACGGTTTTTGTGAGGTCCCGTATGCCGCCAAAATTTTTCTGCCATGCCTGGTAGAGCAAATAGATCTCAACTGCGGCGAGGACCAGGACGGGCCCGATCTGGATGAGGAAACCTATCATGGCAGCGATTGCGATCCCGACCGCCGTTGCCGAACCGATCAGTGCCCCGATCGCGCTGACGAGTGTTCCGATCGCCCCGACCACAGCACCGATGACGACCAGGACCGGCCCGAGAGCTGCGGCCAACGCCACGAACGCGATGATTACAAGTTGCACATTGGGCGACAGGCCTCTAAATGCTTCCCCAAGCTTACCTGCCCAAACGGACGCTTGCTCTAAGAATCGTGTCAGTGGAGCTTTGACGACATCAAAGATGTCTATACCGATCGTTTCAAGCTGCGATTTAAAAGCTTCCCATCTGCCTGACAGTCCTTGCATCTTCGCATTGGCGAGATCCGCTGCGGCGCCGGTTTCCGTCACCTGAGATTTCAATTTATTGAATCCGTCAGTGCTCGTGCTAAAGAGGATGTTGGCGGCACGGATAGCATCGGATCCGAATATTTTAGTTAAAATCGCGGCTCTCGCTTGATCAGTCATGCCTTGCAGGGAGCTATTGAACGTGTCAATGAGGTCAGGCATGCTCTTCATCCGTCCGCTCGTATCGTAAACCTCAATACCGAGCTGCTTCATGAGCTGTGCAGCACTGGCTGCGGGAGCTTGCAGACTGAGCAGAAATTGTTTCAACGAGGTTCCGGCGTCAGATCCTTTGATACCGGCATTGCCGAGCAGGCCGATCGCGGTAACGAGGTCCTCGATAGGAACCTTTGCCGCTGCGAAAACTGCCGACGACATCTGCATCGAATCGGCCACGTCGATGATCTCGACACTCGACGAATTTGCTGCGGCCGCCAGCAGGTCTGCGATCCGCGTCGTTTCCGAGGCTTTCAGGTTGAATGAGTTTAGTGCGTTGGCTGCGATCTCGGCCGCGCGTGCTTCCTCGAGCTGACCGGCCGCTGCGAGCTGAAGGACGCCTTTTGCTGCGTCCATCGATTCGGTCGCAGACAGGCCCGCCTTGCCGAGCTCGTTCATCGCGAGAGCTGCGTCCTTTGCCGACGTCGCCGGCAGCGTGAGGTCCGCGCCGAGGTCTTTCGCGACCTGAGACGCGCGCTCCATTTCTTCGGTGGTTGCTTTTGTGACGGCCTGAAAGATGTTGAGTGCCTTTTCATATTCGGCACCTGCCGAGAGGATCGCTTGCCCGGCCGCTGCGAGCGGCAGTGTGAATGCGAGCGTCGCCGCCATGCCCGCCTGGCGAAGCTGTCCGCCAAATTGCTGCATCATCGCTCCGGCAGATCTGAGCTTTGCGCTGAGTGCGCTGAGGTCGATGCCGGCGATGGATTGCCTGATCCCGCCGATCGCAGTCTTCACCTCGCCGGCACCGGTCTTGGCACCGCGGGCGTCGATATCAACTGAGATGGTGAGGTCTGCCATATATCCTTTTTTGAAAAACGAAGGGCGGCCTAATCGTTTCGCCCTTCGTCTCTTCTTTTTTCTTTATCAATACACACTTTTAGTCGAATTTTTCACTTCATAGATGTCTCACCAGCAAAGGACCTCCGTTTTCGTAAAATGTGTGCCGGCGACCAACCCACGGCAAAGTCGAACTTATTTCTTTGTGGTCCCGCGAGGCTTTTTCTTTTCCCTGGCCTCTTTCAATTTCTGCGCCATCGTGCGTCCGCGTTTCAGCCCGCGCAGGGCGTTCCATTCGACGATTGACAGGCCGTCCGGATAATTGAAACGGCCGCCGATATCGTGCACCTCATCGAGCGTGAGGGCAATACCGACAAATTCCCTGATCTCGTCCGGTATCGCTTCCGGTTTGGTTTTCAATAGCGGGCACCCGCCGCATACCGACTCGGTATCGCTGTCATACCGGGCGAGTGGTCCTCGCTCCGGCGATTCCGGATCTCCGCACTCGATCTCACCCGGACAGCTCTTACCGTCGTTCTCATTTGAGCAGCTGATGTGGCTGCAAAAATGATCGGCAAGAGCCTGCGTCAGTCCGAGAGCTTTGCCGTGAACATTTCAACGACGGCATTGACGACCTGCCGCTGGATCAAAGGATCGACATTATCGACGAACGCAGCGTGATTCGCCGCTTCGTGACTTTCGCCGGCGACAGTCGCTCCCTCGATACCGACCATCCACGACGCATAAAAAGACATCGCCGTTCTCAAATTCGACTGCGTCACAAATTTCTGACGGCCGCGCTTGCCCGGGCGAAGCTCTCCGCCTGCAGATTTGCGGCGATATTGCTTGATCTCAGATTCTGCCGGCACACGCATGAGGTGCATGATCGTGTGGTCAGGCTCGACGCCTTTGCCGATCTCCTCAAGCACCGGTATCGGCTCATCGCCGAGAACGTAGTCCTCATCGACGTAGATCTCGCGAGCGTAAAGCTCGTTAAAGATCTTCGCCTTCTGCATTTCCAGCAACGGCCTGCCGTCCGCAAAGCCGGTATCGCTGATCTTGACCAGGTCAAAATACTTCGCGTCCGTCTCCTCGTTGATCGTCGGATCAGGCAAGGCATAGCTGCCATCGGTCCCGATCGGTATCTCCGACTGCAGCTCGCCGTCGCGTTTCAGTATCTCGTCCTGCGTCGGCCGGCGAAGCGTGACGGACCTGCCGCCCGCCAGCTTGATCTCGATGTCCTTCCAATCGAGCTTGTAGCCATTTTCAGGCAAAGAAGCCGGTGCGTTTTGCGCGACCGGCTGCGATGGAGCGTTCATCTCCAAAATATTATCTTGGCTCACTTCGTTTAGGTTCCTTCCGGCGATTCGGTATTTTCGTCATCGGACACGCCGGCATCCGATCCTTCATCACTGCTAACTTCTTCCGCCGCCACCGGCAGATAAAAATTGACCTTGGTGCCGGTCCGCTCTTCGTAGGCCGCAACCTCACGGTCGTAATGCTCGCGTCGCCTTTGCTCGAGAGATTTCTCCGCTGGCCGCGCGTCCTCAACCACGTCAGTTTTCTTGTTTCTGGCCATAACTATTCACTATTCACTGTTCACTGTTCACTATTCACTAAACGAGCGTCGCCGTTCCGTTTCGCACACGTCCCGTGATCGTTCCGCCCGACACCGCATCCTGGAACGCGATGCACTTGACCGTATGCGACGCCTCGCCTTCGTCCTCGTCCGGCTCAAGCACTTCAAAGCTGAACGATGGCACGATGATCTCAAATTCATGGCGGCTCGTTGCTCCGACCGTTGGCCCGACGAGCTTGAATTTCAGGTTGGTGAACGTCTTGTTCTGGATCGATTTCGTCCAGTTCGTCAGGTCCACAAAATCGAGCTTCATCGAAATGTCGGTCGTATAGTGGCCGCGCGGCATGGCCTTGACGTGAGCGCCGGTGCCGGTCGTCGAAACGGTCTGTATCGTGTCGCCGACGCGGCGTTTGTTCGTGCGGATGTTGTTCTTGTGCTCGACCATCCACTCGATCAGTGTGCCGAGCGTCGAGAGATTGATCGTCGCCGACGCGTCGTCGACGTATGTCACGACGACGCGAAAACCGTCCATGCACACCGTCTGAGCGAGTGCCGGCAGTGACGACAGTCCGTGCGGCGTGGTGAATTTTCCGCTGCCGACGATATCGGCCTCGTAGATCGCTCGGTCAGATCCTTTCTGCGAGACCTTAAAGCGATCGACCATGCAGCCGTGGAACAGGAAGCTTGCCACATCGAGCAGGCTGACCATGCCAAACGACGGCAGTATCGAGCCCACGCGCGGATCGAGGATCGCAAATTCGTGATCGTAAACACCGGTCTCGACCAGCGTGTCCGTCACGGCTCCGCCGAGGGCCCTGCGGAAAATGCGTCCCGGCACATCCGTCTCGGCGTCATCCGTGATCCCGTATTGCGGCGGCGTCCAGTAATGCTGACAGGTGTGAGACGGCGCGGCCAGGCCGACGCGTCCTCCGTCATTCAGCTTCTCCAGAACGGGAAGCTTGTAGTAGGCATTCTGGTTCGGCAGGTATGCGTAATTTGACCCCGTCGCTTCCGCCGTGTTGTACGTCGATTCGACCGTCTTTGAGATCCAATGTTGTGCGTATTCTACTCTTGGTGCCATAGTTTTTTATTTAGCAGCAGATCAAAACTTTCAATCTGCATTGGGCCAGGTGCATGACCTCTTGACCGCAATTGATCGTCGTGTTTCTGAGGACCTGCAGCAGGTCGTGCTTCTCGACCTCGGCGAGGTCCAGCGTTGGTTTAGCTTTCAAGGCGGTTCCGACCGCGTCCACGATCACTGAAAATTCATCGTCCGAATTGTCACCTTCCGCGCCCGATCTGAAACCGTAAAAACCCCAGATGTCGTATGTCCATGTCGGTATGCAGCGTTGTCCGCCGATGTTCTTCCATTTCGTCTCGATCTCGACCCGCTTTATGATCCAGCCGTGACGAGCGGTGCCAAACAGTCCGGGCCACTCGGCCAGCTCATGTGACAGAACGTTCCACTCGTAGACCTGCGCGCCTGTGGCGGCTGCTGCGACGATCCCTTTTATCGCGTGTCTGACTTCCTCGTCCGTCATCTTCTTCCGGGTGCCCTATGTGCCACTCAGGGCAAAATCGGCATTTGTAAGCGTCCATCGATTCGTCGCCGAGGACATTTTTCAAATAGCACTCCGCGTGAAATCTCGAAGCAAAGGCCCGCTTCCTGGTGCATTCCTGTTCTCTTTGCTTTTCACGTCGCGTCACGCTCCTTTGTTAATGGCCGATCTCAGCCTTCAAAATATTTTCGAGCGTCGGCAGGCTGTCCTTTGCTGTCTTTTCCCACAGCGGCCGCTGCTCCATTTTGGTAGTGCCTTCCTCCAGGAAGAGCGAATATTCGACCGGCGTTCCGATCTTTGCCTCCAGGCTGTTTGCCTCTATCAAAGTCACGATCGAATTGACCAGGTTCGAGCTGTCGATCGCCGGCGATTCTCCGGGTGCCGATGCGATGTGATCGCCGTATCGTTTGCCCGATTTCGGCTCGGCCATTGAGGTTTTCAACTGGCCTTCGATATACGCCGCGCCTTTTACGACAAATCGGCCGATCGCCGCGTCGAGCTTTTGCATCAGCTCGGGCGTTTTGTCTTCGGTGATCTTGATCGATATCGACAAAGCGTTATTGGATCTGCTGGGCTTTCACTTTCCACACCAGCGAATTACCGACCGGCTTCTGGACCTTGACGACCTTCCAGCTCTCGGTTCCGACGTCGAGGACCGCAGCTTTTTTCATAAAGGCCTGCGATGTCGTCCAGTCCGCGGCGGCCACGATCTGAAATTGCCACGCCGTCGCTTCCTTTACGCCCTGGTCGGTCGTTTCCCAGACGCGGTGAGCGAACCAATTTGTCGAGAACGTTCCCTCAGCAGCGCTCTTGCCTGCCGGCGTCATCGAATGAACTGTCAAAGAGCTGTTGCCAAAAAGGCGTGTGCGATGCCGGTTGATCGCTTTAAGTCTGAGGTTGCTGACTGTTGTCGCTGACATTTGTCATCATGCAAAAAATATCGATGCCGGATTATCGTCGAGGTTCGCGCCCTGGCCGACGTTCATCGTCGGCGTGCCGCCATATTTCCTGACCATTTCCTTGCAATGGTCGAATACCTGGTTCGACGACATCCTGTCGCCGTCGAGATCTGTTGACACCAGGCTTGATGCTCGTCCCATCTTCCACGTCCAACCCTCTTTTGCCGCGGCCCGCAGGTCGTATGTCGCCGTCCAGCTCGGGTCGCTTGGTTCGAGGCCCGTTTCGTCAACGCGTGAGAACTGCGTCAGCAGAGCATCGATCTCAGTGTCAGACAGCGTGGGTTCCTCGTCCCACGCCGTCATTGCTTTCAATCTGATTTTCTCTGCCGAGTCGGGCATCCATTATTTCTTCGAGCCTTTGCCCTTCTTCGCTTCCGGTTCGGCCGGTGCCGATACGTCCCCGCCTTCGTTCTGCGCGATCGCGTCAGCTTCGGTGTAAACGACCTCCTCGGCTGCCGGTTCCGGTCCGCCGATCTGCTGAAACCCATGGTCCCGCATGATCTGCGCCGCGATGCTCGTTTCCTCGACGATATGCTCGACGCCGTCACCGCTGATAAATTTCACTTCCGCCATTCAGTCCTCCTAAATTTTCGGCAATCGGTAGCAGCGGATCGTGCCGGCAGGCGAGCCCGTGGCCGCGAGAACGTTGACGAGGATCTTGCCGTCATCCTGCAGGAACCGCGCCGACTCGAACGGGCCGATGATGCGCTTGTCCGTTGCCGTTCCGGTCGCCGCCAGCGCGACCGCGAGGTCCTGCGACAGGTGCGACGGCGGATTATCGCCCGCCTTGACCGTGACGGTCAGCGCAGCGTCATCCGTGTTGATGATCTCGAGGATCAGCCGGTCGGCACCTCTCGCACCCGCTGCGGTGATCGGTATATCGCCGTCCGTGTCAAAGGTCTGCGCCGCGGGCTGGTTGACGGCCGTGTTCACCGTCAGGTCCGTAACTGTAATTGAAGCTGGATTTGCCATATTTTTGTTTTCGTGTGGGGCGACATCGCTGCCGCCCCCAATGCCAGACCCATGCTGGCGTGTATTCCTTTCTCAGAGATCTCTGTGGTCTCTGTGGCTAACTCTTACGACGCAGCGTTCGTCACCGAACCGACCGCCCACGCATACGGGCGAACGAGCTTGCCGCCGTAAACGTGCAGGCCCTTCACCGCGCTCGCAAAGCGTTTCTCCATGCGCATCGTCTCGACCTTCGAGATCTGCTCGGCGTAGCTGTACGCCATCGAGTGACCCGCGATGATCTTGTAGACCGTGCTCGATGTCGGAACGTTGTTCGATTTCAGCACGTTAAATCCTGCGGCTTCGCCGACCTGGCCGTTACGCAGGATCTGCTCGGCCATCGCACCGCCCGTTTTGACGAAACGATCGTCTTTCAGCAGCGCTCCGTGAAAGAACGGCGGCACGACAACAAAACGTCCCTCGCTCGGCACGTTCGCTTCGTCGAGCTTCACGCCCAGGTTCACCAGGTGCTCATACGCCGCGTTCGCCGCAAGCGATGCGATCGGGCTGCCGGTCGAGCCGACCAGGTTGCCGCTCGGGACTAAGCTATAGAACGCAGCGATGTACTGGTCCGCGACGTCGCGCAGTTTGTAGGCCGCACGCGTTATCGCTTCTTCCATCGTGTTCACGTTCTGCTGCTGCTTATCGACGTCATCGACCTCAAAAGCAAAATACTTCTGCTGATCGACCTTGAGTGTCATCTCGGCATCGGTCAGCGCCTCGATCGTGATGTCCGTGTCCTTCACGTATGTCCCGATCGATGGATCGCCGATCGATCCGATCTTCACCGTATCGCCCGCCGACTGGATCTCGCCCTCGTATTCACGGTTGACGACGCCCGTCTGCCCGTAAACGAGCGATTTCTGCAGCGCGCTAAGCAGCCTCGCGGCCCATACTGTTGGAATAAAATTCAGTGCCATATTTTTGTTTTAGTGTTTTCGGGCTCTTTAGCCTTTGGCCATTGCGGCCTTGACCTCGTCCCAGTTGTCGTTGATCTCCTGCGGTGTCATCGCCTTGATCTTTTCTTCCGTCAGGCCCGCGCCATCACCACCTTTTCCGCCTTGCCCGGCTCCGCCGTCGATCGTCTTGTCCGGCTTCGGCTCTCCGAACTGGTCCTCAAAATCTGACTTCGCCGAGGTGACCAAAGCATCGAGATTTTTGACCGAGCCCTTGTCGTCAAATTCGAGCTCGTCCTTGATCGCCTTCCACAGCAGCTCCGGCGATTTTGCACCGGCTTTCTGTAGTGCCGCGATCGTCGAGTCCTTCGCGTCGCGTAAACGGTTCGCTGCCTTCAGCTCCTCGTTCTCTTTTTTCAGCCGCTCGTTTTCGCTGAGGTCTTTCTCATCGTCGGCTTTTTTCAATGCGGCCTTTACGCCTTTTTCGACTGCGGCATCGAGCTCAGATTTCGAATAGGTTTTTTCCTTTGGCTTTTCAGCGGCAGCGTCGTCGGCCTTTTTTCCGTCGTCCGTTTTTTTTTGCTCGTCAGTGGTGTCGTCGGTGTCGTCAGCCTTCTTCTTGCTGTCGTCGGCTTTTTTCGATTTGTCGTCCTTCGACGCCGCCTTATCGTCGGTCTTTCCCGCCATTACTTGAACATTCCTTTCTCAGATTTGAGATCTCAGATTCACAAAATGCCGGTCGTCGCCGGCTCGTACACTGCGACACTACCAACGCCCTTGACCCAAAGAAATACCGTTTGCAATGAAACAAGCCGCTTGCAATAAATGAAATGGATTTAATGCGGAAAGGGATTTTTTGCCTCAGTGATCTCTGTGATCTCTGTGGCTATTTCTTGTTCATCAGCACTGCCGACAGCGGACGGGTATATATCGCGCGGCCAAACTGTTTCGAATTGGTCCAGCCGCGAAAATCCTTGAGCTCGACCTCGCCGCGTTTGAACGCATCAAAAGCATCGCGGCCTAAGATCTGCTCCTGGACGGCATCGCTTTGCGCATCGAACCACTCGCTGCCGATCGTCCGTTTCGGTCGCTCCAAGCCGTCGATGACCGGTATCATCGTGCAGCGGCAATTTGGGTGCTGCGGGAAAGGTTCATCGAGCTTGTGAATGGTCCCGTCCATCGCGAGACATGCCGGGCACGTTCGCGGTGATTTTGCCGCGACCCATTCCCAGCCGGTGATCACGTCGGAGTTGTCCTGGTAAAACTGACGAGTGGTTTCACGACGAACGCGATTCGTCTCGGTGCGTGCGACCATCAATGCGCGTTGACGCGTAATGTCGCCGGCAGCCATCAGCCGGTTTGCTATTGTAGAAAAGTTCGTGCCCGTAGCAGCAGCACGTATTACCTCGCTGCGGATCTTCTCAGCGACGGCCGGTGCCAATTTCGTTTTGTAATATTCCAGCAGCGGCGAACCGTCGCCCATCATCCCGACAGCATTCTCGACCACGCGCGGATCAAAGAACTGTCCGATCTGACCGCTGACCGCTGACTGCTGACCGCTCACCAGGCGAATGATCTCACGCGATTGCTCGACCGCGATCTCGATCGCCGCACGCTGCTCACGAGAGGTGATCTGTGCCGCCACGCCGCCAAATCTTTCGATCTGAGTTTTGACCTGGTCAATAAGTGCGGACAGCCGACGCTCGCGCGCAAACCACGACGGCGATATCGTCTCGCCGTTCGCTTTTGCTTGTGTGATTGTTTTCTGGAGTTCGAGTACCTGCCGGCGAAGATCCTTGCGGACATCTTCGTATGCAGCGAGCAGCTCGCGAAACGCAGCTTCCTCGCGATCGATCAACCGCTTGCGGTGTTTTTTTAGATGATCGTCCAGGACCGACATAATTACGGCTTACTTATGGCTTTCTTATGTCTCTGTGCCCTCTGTGATCTCTGTGGCTAAACTTCTTCCCCGGCGTTGAACGACTTGACCATCGCTTCCTGCTTTGCCGCCGCCGCCGCCGTAAATTCCTTAATGTCCTCTTCGCCGTAGCCGGCCTCTTCCCAGAGCTGCTCGTCCGGAATGCCAAGCGTCTGCTTGACGACCAGGTTATCGAGCTGTTCTTTCTCGGACAGCGGTGCGGGATTTTGCCAGCCGGTGAATAGGCGAATGTCCTTGCCCTTGTTATCGATCCGCAGCGCAAAGGACATGATCTCCTCCCACACCTGCCCGAAAGATTCCATGCGGTCGCGCACTTTTGAGAGAAACCTCGACTCGAGCTTTTCGATGGATATACCCGATTGCGGAAATGCCGCGCCGGTGATCATAAAATAATGCACCGGCGTTCCGGTGACGCACGAAATATCGGTCCGGAAACCGTCCTTGACCTTCAGGAATTTTTCGAGGTCTGCGGCTTCGAAATCGCCAAATTTCGCGACCTCGCTCTCAGAGATCCACAAACGCTCGGCTCCGGGAACAAACGGCGATTTTGCATTGCCCTCGTCGTCAAGCTCGACCTCGATACCCGTCGCCCAACGCTGTCTGAACGCCGCAAATTCCATCGCGACCAGCATATCGAGCACCGATTTGTTGAGCGCGTTCTGTATCGGTATCGCTCCCGCGAGCTCCGACGTGCCAAAGCTGCCGACGTCCGTATTGTTCGCAAAATGAAACACCGGGACCACGCCATACGGATTCGGCATCGTCTCGTCACCGGCAAGCGGCTCCCATTTTTTCTCATCCGGCAGCTGGCCGCCGTCACAGGCCTTTTTCGTGATCCATTTCTCGATGCGGTCCGGATAGAAAAGGTTGATCCGCGCCTTTTTGTCGCGCATCAGCCAGTATTTCGCCGCCCACAGAATTTTGCCCGGCGTTTCTTCGTCGTAAAAAACCGTGCAGCTCGACGCCTTTTGCGGATAGATGGTGACAGCCTTGTTCGCATCGACCCAGACGATCGCATACGCGTCACCGGCACGCAGGGCTTCCTTGTGGATCTCGCCCGAACGCGTCGCCATGCGGTTCTGCTGCCACAGCTTCCAGGCTTCTTTCGTGGTGTCGGTTCCTCCCGCATTACGACCGGCACCAGCCTCGAGATTAAAGCCTGTCACGATCAGCTTGTCGGCGACCGCATCGACGATCGCCGGGCACAGGTTGAGAGCAAAGGTTTTGAAGAGATCGCCAAAGGCGTTCTTAAATTTCTCCGTCGCGTAACACAGGTCGTGCTTGCCGTCGTAATAATCTGCCGGCTTTTTATATCGCGACGCATTTGCCTTGAGCTGTTTCACCGCCCGGCCGATATCCGTCTTCGGTTCCGCTTCGTATAAATTGATGTCCGTGATCATCGCTTTTTTCTACTGACTGCTGACTGCTGTCTGCTGTCTGCTGGCTTCATAATGCCGTTCCAAATCGTTCCAAATTCAATTTGCCTATGCTGGTGTGAGAAACCCGTTTTGCAGGAAGCCGTGATAGGTTCCTTGCAGGATCGAACCCGCGCCTGCTCCGCAGGTCACGCCGTTTTTATCGACGGTGATATTCGGAACCTCGCCGTGAATGATCCAGCAATGATGTTTCTCCTGGTGAACATCATCGGGCATCGTACAGTTCCGGGCCTGCTGATCGACAAGCCAGTAGCCGCCAGGTGTTTTAACGATCAACGATTTACCCGGTCCCAGTTGCGGATTGCAAAAGTGGTCTGGGTACCACTCAGCAAACCACATTGCACCGACAGGAGCCTCGGCAAGTGTGCCGACGAGCTCACCAGTGTCCGCGCGACGATAGAGCGGCGTCTCTCTTTCATACTCGATGCCCTCACACCTCTCGGCCTTTCGCTGCACCATGCCAGTTGGCTCGATGAAAAAACATTTAATCCCTTCGCTCATATTTTGTCTGTGGTCTCTGTGGCTTAGAACGTCAGCAACTGCGATCGCTTTTTCGCCAGCATCTGCACCGCCAGGCTGACCGCATCGACCTGGTCGTCATGCTTATCGTTCTTTCCTGTGAACCGGCATATCTCGTCGAGGAAATCATTGTTCCAATTTGCGCGCACCAGATACACCTTTCCGGCCTCGGCGAGATTCGCCCAGCCGAGAGCTCGCGTGAATTTGTCCGTATCGACCTTGACCGCCTTTAGCGGAATGCCTCGCACCGCTGGGATCCTGCGAAGCGATTGCACCAGTGCCTCGCCGTGCAGGGCTTTCTCGACGCCGTGCCTGGTGCGTTTTTCATCGACCATCCGCTTGACGACGTAGCGAAGCTGCTCCGGAAACTCGACCCGCTTGCGAAAACCGCCGTCGATGATCAGGTCTCCGGTCGAGGTAAAGGCACACCGGAACGACGCAGTGTAATCGGCCGATGTCTTTTGACTGACTGCCAGATCGTAGCCGCGGGCCCATTTCAAACCTTCCGGTGCCTGCGGGATAAATTTGTCCTCACCGAACCATTCCCGTTTGAACAGAGCGCCTTCGAGCGGCGTCGGCCGCTGCTGGTAAAGTGCCGCGAACGAGTATGAGCCAAGCTGCTTCTTCACCGCCGCCAGCTTCGTTTCGTCATATCGTGCCGGGCATAACGCCTGACCGACTTTACGTTTCAGCGGATCGTCATCTTCCGCGAGTGCCGGCAGCGAGACGACTTCCCAACGCTCGCCGCCTTCCTCCATTTCCTTGAGCAATCTGCCCGCCAGATCGTCATCATGCCATCGCGTCATCGTCAGGATGATCGCGCCGCCTGGCTCCAAACGAGTGTAGAGATCGTCATTGAACCAGTCCCAGACCTTTTCGCGATACGTCTCAGATTCGGCCTCTTCGCGGTTCTTTACCGGATCGTCGATCATTATCAGGTCGCCGCCAAAACCGGTAATACCGCCGCCGACGCCGACCGCGCGAAAACCACCGCCGATCGCCGTCTCCCATTCCTCGACCGCTTTGCGATCGCTGGCGAGCTTCATCCGCGATTTGCAGATACGCAGCGTCTTGCGTGAGAACTTGTTCGCGACCTTCTGGTTGTAACAGCCGAGTATGACGTTGATCTTTGGGTTTTGCTCGAGCCTGAAAGCTGAGTAACGCACCGTCACCGTTTCCGTTTTCGTATGCCTCGGCGGCATAAAGATCATCAGCCGCTTTACGACACCGCGCGTGACGAGGTCCAGCTTTTCGTACAGGTAACGCTGATGCGGCCAGTCCCACGTCCACTGCGGCGTGACACTCGGCAGCCAGTCGCGAAACTCCAGCGCATTCACACCGATCACGCGGCGCATCTGGCCGAAGGCCGCTTTTGCCCTTTGGCGGTGATCACGTGTCGTCGCTGCTTTCATTCGGTTTTACAAATTCTTTTTCGGCCTGGTCCAGGATCGCGTCCTCACATTCTGCGAGGGCCTCGGCAAATTTCGTCGATATCATTGGCGCCCATTTCGTCAGGTGCTGGATGGCGGTGACAAAATTCGCATAGTTGTCTCGCGCCTCGGCCAGCTTGTCCAGGATCTCCGTCGTGCGTGCGACGTATTTGTCATGCTGGTAGACGAGATCTTTCTGGCCTTTGCCGACGCCGAGAGATTCCAGCTCGAGGAATATCTTCTTCCTGATCACCTCGACCTCGAGCAGCAGCGACTCGGCCGACGTCGCCGCGATCCTGCCGGCCATCGCGATCTTTATCTGCAGGCTCTTTTCCCAGCCGTACAGATCGATCCAACCGGTGCGAAAATTCTTTCCCTTGCCTCGGTTCGGAAACCTCGACGCGGCCTTAAAATTAGCCCAGCCGAGCTTTTCCATCTCCGCATTGATCTGTGGATAGAGTTTCTTTTCCCCGTTGTATTTCAAATACAGGTCAAAGGCGTCCTTCACCATTTGCGGATTGTTCTTATCGGCCATTTTTACTGTTCACTGTTCAAAAATGAGAGTGACGTTACCGCCACTCTCGGCCACGATCCAGTTCAGTGAAGGATATCCATTTACCTCACTTATTGGATTGTCCCGCCTGTTTCAGCGGAAAACCGTTCGACCAGCGAGCGGCAAATGTGAGCGACAAAATCTATCGCCTGCCGCTGCGTGTATTCTTTTGGTGTCCATCGCGTGCGTTTGTTTTTCCACGTCCAGTTCGTCATTTCCCAAACCGTGCCCGACGATCGATCAGGCATCTCGTCCGTGTAAACCAGCCGGCGACGATCGACCTTCGTTAAAACTCTGAGGCTTTTGTTGTGGGCCGTAACCCGCAGCCATTTTGAGATCTCCCACGGCTCGCGCTGCTTTACGTCGAGATGTCGAATGGCGGCCACGAACGTGTCCTGCATTGCGTCCTCGGCATCCGATCTGTTTTTCAGCAGCCCGTAGCATATTCGGTAAACGTCGCCGCGGTGTTCTCGATAAACGGTCTCCAACTGCTGTCTGCCGTCTGCTGTCTGCTCGCTGATCACTTTCGCGAGCCACAAACCGTTCCCGCCAGCCGTGCTTTTTCCTCGGGTGTTAGTTCGAGAAAAAACATCTGCCGCCCCATAACCGGCGGTCCGCACAATATCGTGATGCCCGTCGCGTGGCTGCACGGCTGCGCCAAGGTGCACGGCCATGTGAACGTGCTCTTTTTATGAAAGTAGAACGCTCGCGGTGCCGGGCTTCCTGCTGCTGTCTGCTGTCTGCTGTCTGCTGTCTGCTGAGGCCTCGGCGTCGCCGTTCCCGTCGGCATCGGCGTCTGAGCACCCAACGAACCCAACAAACTCAATAGACTCAGAACTATTTGTGGCGTGAGGTTTTTCATTTTACGCGGGATCACTTATCTACTTTCACCGACAACACAGTTGCAACAAGCTGCGGGTCGCCTTCTTCGCCGCCGATGTGAGGATTGAGCAAAGTGATGTGTGTGCATCCGCTCGACACGTCCTCATAAATCTTGTCGTAAATTTGGTCTTTACCAATGAGTTCTTCGCTCTGTGAGATTGGAAACATATTATTTTTTCTCCTTTGTTTTTTGTTTATGGGTAAACAAGAATCGTTATGCTCACATCGGACATCAAACCGTCTGCCAATGCCATTTCTCCCAACGTGCCCTCGCTAACACGGCCCGTTTCTACCCTCACGGCATCCGCGCTGATCCTCCTGGCAGAAATAACCTGAAAAGTTGGCTGCATATTCTCTAAGTCATAACTTAAAGTGATCGCGGTATGAGTCTTATTGGCTGTAAATGCGTTAGATAAAGTCGCGTTATACTTACCTATATCTGCATAACTCCAAACCACCGTCCCGCCGAGCGAATTTTCCAAGACTGTCGCCGTCGGCGCATTCGTGCTGGTCTGCGTCAGCAACGCCCGATATATCTTGTAACCGATGTCTTTCGGACGTGTATTAAACCAAATCGAATCAGTTCCGACGACGGGATTGCTCGGTGATTCCAGAAAGTAAATCTCTTGGAGAGCCGTAGGATCGTTCGACACACTCACGACTGAGCCTTGTATGATCTGCGCGGACACACAGAAATCCGCCACGCGCGTCAGAACCCAAGGAGTGCCGACTGATCCCGCAGATGTTACTTCGTACAAACCGCTCTCAGGGTCGCCTTCATCGATACCAACCAGCACCCTCAAACCGCCGAGACCACTTATGCCGTTGATAAGCAGTTCGCCATTCGCATCCGCCGTCAATGTCGCACCAACACCGCTGGCGCCGTTGTCGTAAGTGCACGCAGGCAAGTCAGCAAATAACGTCGCAAATTCAGCATAACGAGGAATCATCCCGCCGCCCGCCGCGACCTGCCCCGCAGGATCAAGATTGCTGACATTGCCGAGCCCGACGTCGCCTTTCGTCACGCTGTGCGGATTGCCGCTTGTGAGCTGCGAGTGATCGTAGGCGGTTTTTCCACGATCGCCGCGATACGCCGTGCCCGATGTCTCGCCGAGTGCAAGGCTTGCCGATATCTCGACATACGCCGAGCCCGACCATCGATAGGTTTTGTTATCGTCGAGCGTGACGTAGATCTTGCCCGTCTCGCCGCTCACCGGCAGTGCTGCAAAATTTGCGGCCTCGACTACGTCATCAACGTATGCCGGCAGCTGGCCCGCAGGCACCTTTCCGGCGACAAGATCAGCCTTGGCATCGAGTTCTGTTTGCAGGTCCGTTTGAGCGCTCAGCGTGCCCGTGATGCCGCCCCATGCCGCCGATCCGCCAGCCGCCGCAGCATTCGTTTCCGTCAGCCTGGGTTCTTCCGCATCGCCGTTCGACGTCTGGATCGTGCCGATCGCGGGCGTTGCATCATTCGGGTCGAGGTCAAAGGCAAATATGTTGTCGTCCGGCAATCTGACCAGGCACCGCTTTGTCACCGTCGCGTTGTTCGAGACCTCGACGCTGAAATCACCGCTGCCGTCCGTCTTGCCCGCGACACCGGCCCGCGTAAATAGACCGGTCCCTGTGTCAAGCTGAAATTCGACGACCGCACCTGACCAGTCGGTTCCGTCAGCCTGCTTTACTGTTCCTGTAATTGTCTGGATCATAGGCTCTCTTTTTACTTCGGCAATTTGTCGATCTTCGTGCTTATTTCCGAGAGCTGCTTCTCGATCGTGATGAAACGCTGCTCGTTGCGTTTATCGACCTCGCGGCTCACTTTCTCGTTAAAGTGGATATCGCCGTTGTCCTTGTGCCTCTCGAACCGGTCCGTCAGATGCTGGATCTCGAGATCATATTTCACATGATGGCTTTTGAGGCCTGAGATCGTCGGCTGCAGCTTTATCAGCCACACCAGCCCGCCGCAAAACGTCGGCACCAGGAACGCAATAACGGCCGAAACGATGAGAGTCGTTATGTCCATACTTACTTTTCATTCAGCTTTTTCGCGATCAGCACGATCGCGTGCTCCAGCTCATCGACGCGATGCGCCAGGGCTTTCAGGCCTTCGACGTTCTGCGGATCGTCCTCATCGGCGATCGCCTTTACGACCGTCTCCAAAACCGATCCCGCGGCGCCGGGAATAAATGGCTTTCCCACCGCCGCGCCGATCTTCATGATCTCTTTCCACTTGTCGGGTGCCATTACTTATCTGCCTGTCGGCGTCTCGAACGCAGCCTTTTTCGACCCGAACGACCAGATCTGGCTGATCAGGAACATGAAAAGCGAAACGAGTATCGCCGTCGCCGGCCCGACGATCGCCGTCGCCTCATCAGCCGTCACGCCATACGCCGTCAGCAATCCCGCCGCTATCGTCAAAAAATGCCGGACGAGCTGCCCGAGCAAAACTGTGATAATGTCAAAATTCATATTTTTATTTACCTCTCAGATTTCAAATTTCCGATCTCAAATTCTCTGTGTTCTCTGTGGCGAAATTGCCTTAGAGTTCTAGTTTCTTTCGCGTGTCGGGCCCGACCAGCCCGTCCGCATCCAGTCCGCTCGCCTTCTGTAGGTCCATAACGGCGAGTTTTGTTTTTGCTCCAAAAACACCGTCGATCTCTGCACTGTCGAGATAGCCTTTATCCGCAAGCGCGGTCTGTAGCGATGTCACCGCAGGGCCGCGATCGTTCAGCCCGATCACCGCATCTTCGGCCGGCCGGGTTTTGCCTTTCAGCTCGAGCATCGCCGCGTCCCACGTCAGGTTTTGCGGATTGTATTGGTAGTGCCAAAATTCGCGGCGATTGTAGTGATCACGCCAGCCCGACCATGCCGGTATGCGCTTAAAACCCGCCGCCTCGGCCGCAGCCGTAAAATCGAAAACATACTTGTTGACCGTAAAGCCGCGATAGTCGCGCAGTTGGCGTTTTACGCCGAGCTTTCCGCTCTGGTCCGCACAGATCAGGTACGTCCTGAAAAACTGCCTGCCCGCGTCAGGCTCCGACACGATCACGAGTGCTTTGCTGTTCTGGTCGTAGTCAAATGCTCGGCCCGTCTTGTGCCAGCTTCGATTTGCGACGCCGTCTTTTTTCGACTGAAAATCTGCCGGCCGCGCGACATCACCGCACACGGCCAGAAAATCAACGCCCGATCCTTCATGGACCGTCTTTCGCAGTTGCTCAAATACCGCCGCCGCCGTTGGCGTCATCATCGGCGTTGGCGCCTTTGCAGAGATTTTTACCAAGCTATTCACTGTTCACTATTCATTCACTGTTTTAAGGGCGTCGCGTCACGGCCGGATGAAGCTGCGGCTTGTCAGGCCTGTCTCCAGACGGCATGAACCGCATCCACGACGCCCGCTTTTTCAAATCTCAAACTCTCGGTGGGTCTCTGTGGCTAACTTTTCCGCAGCCCCGTAACGACCTCGGCCTTCGTCGGTCGCTCCGAGATCTGATCGATCTCTTTCCCCAGCAGGTCCTCGGCCTTCTTCACGCCAACCGTCAGGCAGGCATACATCGCCTCGCCCTTTTTCTTCGCGGTCTCGATAAATTTTTTGACATCGATCACACGCGGCATCAGCTTTCGCTCGGTCTTTCGATAACCGGTATATCCCGCCTCCGAGATCTCGATATCGCTTTCCTGAGCGTCAAAAAATGCGGTGATCTCCGCGGCGATTCTCTCTCGTTGCTCGATCAGCGGCGCCAGTTTCTTTTCATGCTTCGCGATGATCGGCTTGGCGGCTTTGTCATATTTTTCGAGCAGCGGTTCGAGCTCCGCATTCTGCGCGCTCTCGCATTTGTCGATCCGGCCAACGAGAGCTGCGTACTCCGCGATCTTTTCCTTTACTGCCGCCTTTGATAATTTCGCCACCGTCTTTCTCCTTTCAGATCTCAAATTTCAGATCTGAATTTGAATCTTGTTGCTATTTTTTTCGTTACATGTTACAGATAGCTTCGAAGGTGCGATTTGTGCCGACACCTTCGAAGGCCATCCATATTTCGAAAAGCCGTCAGCCCTTTATCTCTGAGACTTTTCCGTTTGCGTTTAGAGAATAATTAACCTGGGGTCGGCATTAAATACCGTTTGCAACGACATAAGCCGCTTGCAATAAATGAAATGATTTTCACGTTATGAGCCAGACGCACTCCGCACTTTCCATGCAGAACACGCTGCCCTTCGGCGTGCACATCCGCCCTCGTTATCGCCTCTCCGAGGTCGAACGCCTGATCAAAAAACACCGCATCATCGTCCCGTGCCCGTCACGAAATACACTGATCCGCATGCTCGAGGACGGCACCTTCGAGGGTGAATTTGTCCGCTCCGTGTGGTTTGTTTTTGAGGATAGCTTCTGGAGCTGGGCCGGCTGCGACATGTCCATCGCCGCATGACTGGAGCGCGAGGCAGCCTGCCTGCAATGCCTTTCTTTTTTGAATTGCCACGGGTTTCAACCCGTGGACAACGATCAAAAACAAAAAATGCGTTGAGGGCCTACCTCAACGCATTCGCATTTTGTGATCTTAGATGGGAAGTTACTTCAACCCGAATTGTGCTTTCTGTACCAGCTTTCCGTTCTGGAACATCGCGTTCATATTCCCCAAACCTGACGAGTCCCATTTATACATGATCGTGTGATGGCCGGCGATCTCATTCTCGCTCATCACTTCGCCTTCTGAGCCGAGGATCTTCACGGCCTCCGCATATCGCATTCCGGTTTTCAGCCTGTTAAAATTCGCCATCGTCACGCCCGTTGCCGGCTCCGCAGGAGCTTCTTTTTTTGTCGTCGCATCATCGCTCTTGTCTACCTTTACCGGCGTCGCGGTCGCAACATTCATCACATTCGCCGGCGACGTAGCTGCAACGGCATTGGTCCTGTTCGTCGTATTCGTCTTATCGCCGCCGCACGCGAGACCCAAGCCGATCAAAACCGCCGCTACGATCAAGAGATTGATCTTATTTTTCACGCTGCCCTCCTCACGACCTTCTTTATCACGAATTGAACGACGCCCCACACAGCAAAATGATCTCCGCGCACGACCTCGCGCGTCGGATAGGCGTCATTGTCCGGCACCAGGTACAATCGCTGCGCCCGCATCTGCAGGCGTTTCAATGTAAATTCTCCGTTGATCTCGGCTATCACGACATCGCCCGTTTCGGCAAACCCGTTTCGGTGAACGACCAGGATATCGCCGTCGTCGATGCCGTTTTCCTCCCTGACCTTCATCGACAGGCCCCATGCCCTGATGTAGACGACATGGTCGCCGCCGTTGCGCAGATGGGCGTCGATGTTGATCCATTCAGCTTCCTGTTCGATTTGCTCCGGCGTCCCTGCGGGTATGGCGACTGGGAAAAAAGGGTTGAGCATTGTTGTGGGTAAAGGATTGTAGATCTGTATGTGCATGTTGTGGCTCTCGTGCTATCCCGCTTTGCGGGTCTTTTTATCTTTGTCGCCGAGATCCACGTTGAAAACGGGCCTCTTCGGCTGAACTTCTTCCCTGACTATTTCACGCATTATAGCGCGAAGTCGGCCCTCGTCAAACGTGCCCGATGCCTCCTGCCGCACCAACTCGCGAATACGGTCGTCCAGGCTCTGAGGCCGGTTCGCAACGAACGTAAATCGCTCGGCGCGCTTCCGGTCCTTTGCCGGCATTTCGTCATCCGTCGCCAGGTTAAAGATCACCAGCGCGCGATGCAGAAGGAATTCTGTCAAAAAACTAAGCGTGGCTTCTTCGCGATTCGTCCCGGCGATATCGGCGTCGCCAAATAGATGTTCCGCCTGTTCACGCGCGATCGTTCTTAAAGTTGCGTCCAGCTTCTTTGATACGCCCGCCGCCGTATTGGTTGCCGCCGCGAGGCCTTTCGGGCCCTCGCCGGTCAGCAACCAATCGATATTAACGCTTGTTAAAGTGCGGATTGTCCTCAGCATGTCTGCGGTCGGAAGACGCCCGTCCAGATAATTCATGGCCGTATGATAGGAAATGCTGTATTTACGGGCGATTTCGGCGGGTTTGTCCGTGCCGCATGCCTCCGCGAAACGCTTCGCAAATTCCCGGTCTTTAACAATTGTTACTTTTTTACTTGACAATTTTTAACATTCGTCTAAACTCATATTTGCTTACAGAGCAAAGCTGACAGATAAGCCTATGACTCAGATACCTTGTCCGAAATGTTCAGCCCCAGTTGACGTGCCATCTCAAGCACCTTCGCTCGAGACACCCGTAGATCTAGTTTTAGCGATTGAGTCGCGGGTCGATGAGTTTGGAGCGTCACAGACCAGCGTAAAAGTATCGAGTCCTGATCAACGAAAAATTCTGGTTCATCCGGTCGCGACAGCGTCACTACCGGCTGGGCCTGTCCGTCCTGATCCTCGATGCTGACTAGCACTTGGTTATCGGCCATTTAGGTCACTTTACACCTGTAAGTATTCGAACAAGGGAAATTTACCATTATGAGCAATAAGAACGCAAAGATTTACCTGATAAAGAACGAACTGACCGCCGCCGAGATCGCTCGCCGCGTCGAGCCTGATGCCAGCGAGAGCCGTCAAAAAAGCCTCCGCGTCATGATCACTGACATGATCAACGGACGCCGGTATTACCCGACTCTGGCCGACAAGGTCTTTGAGGTCGCCGGCCTACGCCTTGAGCGCCCGCGGCACCTCGCACCATTTACGGCCAGACAGGCTGCTTGATCTTGATAGGTCCCACCATCCGGTGAGCCTATCTTTTTTTGTCCCGTTTGGGAATTGCAACTTTGCCCCGATTTTAAAACGACCCCGATTATGCAATCTCACGAGTTAATGCGGCTTCTGGTGCCCGATGGCGAGATCAAGGACGTGGCCAATTACACCGGCCTCTCCGAATCGATCCTCTACCAGGAGCGACGCGAATCCGGCCCGCTGCTTCACCAGACGGGCACCCGCAATTCGATCGACCGCCTCGACCTGTTTTGCGAATACCGGTTATCCCGCAACCCTGACGCCGTTCGAATTACGGGCGAGCGTTACCTGCAGATGTACCGCCGTCATATCTCGCCTATCAATGGGCCGGTCAGCGTTTACGACCTCCTCGCATCCCTGGCAAAAGCAAATGCCGAATGCGGGCAGGCCCTTTCCGCCATCGCCGGCCAGACCTCCCTCAAAACATGCACCGTCGAGGTCACCGAGGCAAAGACCGCTCTCGAACACGCCCTCGCGATCCTGACCACATTGGAGGAACAAAATGCCTGAGTTTTTAGAAAAGACCACCGATCAGCTCCGGGCCATATTCGGCCTGGGCAGATCGAAAGACATGGATAAAGAGGATCTCGAGCAGCTCGCTGGCGAGATCACAAATGCACGCACCGTCCGCCTTTCAAAGCTCAGCTTTGACGAGGCAAATGCGATCATAGTCCACCTCGGCGGCGAGGCGTTCCCGGCTCCGGGACACGTCGCAAAACGCACTCAGAATTACCGCAAGCAAAAGGCCGGCATCAAGACCGTCGAGACGCAAAAGCACGAACGCCTCATCCGCGATCTCGCCGACAAGCGAAACATGACCACGGCCGGTCTCGCCAGCCTCTGCATGCGTGTTATCAAACGCCCGTGGCCGCAGACCACCGCCCAGGGCAACAAGATCGTCGAGGCCCTCAAGGCAATGAACCGCCGCGACGGCATTCTGCCTTCCAAGACTTCCGGGACTTCCTCGACTTCCCAGACTCTCAGGAGGGCCGCATGAGAACAACCGTCATCTTCGCACTTAGCATCATGCTCGGCATCGCTCTTGGCTTCGCCACCTCGGGCGTGCTGCCGTTCTACTTCGCGCTGCCCGCATTGGTCCTGTTGGTCATATTGGTCGCATACACGCTTTACCAGCAATGGAGGTCACAACAATGAATCTCACCAGCACCGAGCTTTACGTTATTTCGATGGTCGTTATCGTCGCCGGCTCTGCTCTCGTCGGCTTTCTCGTCGGTAAGCAGATCGGCTACGCCCGCGGTCTCACCGAGGCGTCTGAGAATATTCTCGACGCCGATCTTATCGGCGATTTCGAGCATGCCGAACACTATCCACTATCAACTGTCCACTCGCCGACGAAGGAGGCAGACCTATGATCCTCGACACGATCACCATTTACGCCTGTGACGGTGCGCTCTGCCGTGCATGCAAGCTCACCGGAAAGGCCGATGTCGCTTCCGGATGGTTCCTCGGTATCACTAAACAGTTCTGCCCCGTGTGCAGCAACAGGGTCGCTAATCAGGCCGCCATCGCCGCCGACGAGACCGAGCAGAAACGCATCCGCGCTGAGGTCATGGCTCGAATAAGCTCCCCTCCTTACGAAGGAGGGGTGGCAGCAGCCCCAGCGACTACAGATGGGGCTGACGGGGTGGTTCTCTCAGAAAGGACCAAGGAGGCCGCCCATGTCTGAGCATCGCGTCGATCCCTGGAAAGTCGATTACGTCGAGCCGACCGCTCCATACGACGGCCGTTGCCGCCGCTGCGGCGACACGGGTATATGGCTCACGCCGATGGGCGTAGTTACCGAGTGTCCAAATCTGCAGCTCCGCTTTAACGATCATCCGTCGCTTGGGCCCGCTGCCGAAATGGTCCTCCGATCGGGCCGTCACGTCGCCGGCCGTGGGCTTATCGCATCGCCTCATTGCTTCGATCTCGCTCGTGCGTTGACCAAAGCACACACCGCAGCACCGGCCCAGCGCGACGATCTGATCAAACGGCATTTCGCCTGGTCGGGTGCCGGCAAGCTTCGCGAATTTCATAAGTTCATCGAGCAGCTTCGCCGCGAATGGCTGCTGCCTGTCGCGAGCCGAAAGAGCGATCCCGCAGGTTATTGGATCGCTGTCGCGCAGCACGATTTTGCCGATTGGCTTGAGCGAACGGCAAAAGCACCGCGAACACAGCTCACGACCATCTTTCGCCTTGCAAAAACGCACTGGCCCGTTTACGGCAAGCAGCTCGAATTAGAGTTTGGCGATCACCTCGCTATGTCCGAGGTCGAAACGATCGCCGCATGAGGTCCGGCCGGTACCTCGCTGAGCGCCGGATGCGTCGGCCGGATGGGTTGACTACACCCTTCATACTACGCATCCGGCATATTTGAAAATTTTGGCCGCGGGAGCCCAGCAGACGGGTTGAGGGCGGTCCCGCGGGCGGTGACTCTAGGCACCGTATCATCCTTCCGCCCTCAGCCCTTTTTTTGAAAATCTTGATCTCCGCAGGTCCGGTGCGTTGCCGGACACGCCGGGTGCACTTTAGCGGAGGCAGACGGGGGAACCCTAGATCTGTAAACGATTCCGCATCCGGCACTTTTTGAAATATCAGATCTCAGATTTGAGATAGCCGGGACTTCGGTCTTGGTGAGCATGAGGTAAGCTCTCGGCGCTCCGGAATAATTGGCCAATAATGCCGGAGAAAGGAATGGCATGCAGAGGCGGATAGAACCGAATAGACCGCCTCAAAAATCTCTGTGATCTCTGTGGCTCTGTGGTGAATGCTTTTATGAAAGGTTTGGCGCTTCTTATCTTCTTCGTCGGCTTTATCGTGCTGACGGTCCTGCTCTGCATGATCGCAAGCGAGGACGACGATTTTGACGGAGGCTACGGCTTCTGACCTTGGACCTTGGACCTTGGACTTTGGACTTTGGACTTATGCGACAGCATAGAACCGACAGCGACTACGAGATCGAGGCCCTGACCAAAGGCGTTAAGGTCCTCGAGGCGCTCAAAGGCACCCGCTGGGAACCGGTAAATGTCAGCACGATCATCGAGCGCACCGGTTACCCTCGCGACCTCGTCGATCGCAGCTTGAAAACTTTGCGGATGCACGGCTACGCCACTTGCCACAAAGGCCTCTGGACAGCCGGCCGTCGATTGATCGCGATCGCACTGAGCTTGTCTCAAAAGGGAGAATTTTGATTTATGACACGAGAAGAATTCTTAGGCACGTTTACTGATCTCATACGAGCCGCATTTGAACATGAAGGCCCCGATTATGGCGAATTACTTGTCGGCATTTATTGGATGATGGTGGCGCCCGTGAACGTTCGGATAGCAGAATATGAGGCTCTGAACACCGTCCTGTCAAAGTATGCCGCAATGGTCCGGTCTGATGATGATTATGACGCCGAGACCTATCAGGCCAAAAACCTGAGAACCATACAGCACCTTGAAAAAAGCGAGGTATGGAGACTAGTTCGGCGACGGCCTGAAAACGAGTGGCCAGATCGTTTTGAATAAGGCTTTAAATTCCAAATTTCGGAATTTAAACCGCGCTAAGTTGTTGATTCTTTTAAAAAGGAGCATTCCGATTTCGGAATTTAAAATTGGATGAACGATAAATATTTGGAAAAGGTCAGACAGGCAGAAGATGATGCTGCCGCCGAGATCGTTGACGACCGGCTTGCCGAATACAACGACGCGCAAAAAGCTGACGCGTTGATGATGCTTGGCCGGGCACAGGCGACCGATCGTATATCCGTCGCATTGTCCGCTGAGGTCATTCGTTTTCTCGAACACTTCGAGAAAACCAAGCTTTATCGGGCACTCGGACATGGCGATTTTGTAACGTTCTTAAAATTCTCGGGCCTGCTTCAAGTTACAAAGAGCCGATATTACGAACGCAAAAAGGTCCTCGACAAAGAGGGTGATCCGCTATTTGACGCGCTCTCGATCGCAGGCGTGCCAATGTCCGTTCGCCAGCATCTTTTACCCGGCGACGTTGCGGTCGATGGTGACAGCATCGTCATCAAGGGTGAAACGGACGAGGAGGATATCATTGTCCGTCGCGACGATGATAAGACCCTCATCCAGTCGATCCGCAATCTGTCCAACGCACGTCGTAACGCCGCCCGCGATCTCGCTGAGACAAAGACGAAGCTCGAAGAGATCGGAGAAAAACACGATGAGAAAATTCGTGAACGAGACCGCGAGATCGACCGGCTGCGGACCGCGAAAATGGCTGAGTTCGCTGCCGACGCACACATGACCGCCCGCGTCGAGCTTGGCCTTGCATTCGGAAAGCTGACGGATGTCGCAGGCAATATGTCAGCGGCCGAAAAAGACCACCTCCGCGACGACGTTCTGGAATATGTCGCTTCATGGTCCGCATCGCTCCGCCAGGCATACTCAACGAACTCTAAGGACCCTGCGGATCCTTCGCCTCTCGAAGGCAGCAACCTCACCGAGGCTTTAGACAATTTTCTCGATAACGTCGATCTCGACGATACCGGAAACAACGACGGCGAACTCGCCGCCTCACTTTAACAAAAAACACAGGAGACATAATGAACACTCAACCCAAAACTTACACCAAAGAACAAAATCTGTTGATCGCTGAGATCTGTGCGGCCTACGGCCTCGAACCTGACCAGATCATCTTTTACAACGACGATCCGCGTCCGAGCTTCGACCGCGAGGCAACGGCAAAGCTCATTCACGCGCTGACCGACGCCGTCGCGATCGAGGACGATATCGTACCGTCGCATCTTGAGGACACGATCTGTGTCAAATACCGCGTCACCTTCGCCGATGGCACCAGCTCTGCTTCGACCGGTGCAGCGGCCCTGAACGCAAAAAAGGACGGCGAGCCTATGTCCCGCGAAGAGATCCAGTCGCTTGCCACCAGCCGGGCCAGCCGCAGCGCATTGACCAACCGCGGCATCGACCTGCTCAAGCTGCACAACCAGCGAATGAGCAAGAACGTTTCTGACATGCCTGGCAAATCCACTCGTGCCCGCCTTATCGCCCGCGCTCACCTTCTCGGTGCCGAGGCCGGTCTCATCGTCGGCGATGACAAGACCGCGTGGCAGGCAACGCTCTATGAAAAATTCAACGTGATCAACAGCAACGAGCTCGACGACGATAAGCTCGCTGAGTTCGTCGCGATACTCGAACCGATGGCCCACAAACAGGCCGCGTAATTTAACAACCCGCGGGCGAGGAGCCTCATCAGCCCTTTCTCCTCGCCCTCCGTGTTCTCTGTGCCCTCTGTGGCCAAAAACACGGTTAGCTACTTGAACCATCAATGACGAGAAAGATCCTTGGCGAGAACGCCAAAGCAGAGATCAGGGAAGCCATAAAGGCATGCCGCACGCGCAAGGAAAGGGCCGCTGCGGTTGCCGCGTTGGCAGATCATTACCACGTTGGCAAGGACCGTATATACGCCGTGACAAAGGGCATTCGAGCAAAGCAAAAAACGCGAGCTGACAAAGGCACGCGCAAGGTCGATATAAAAAGCGATCCCGCGCTCCGTCTCATCGTCGGCGGCATCCTCGAGTACGGCGAGAGCACGGCTGAGTCGATCGCAAACGCGCGGCTCCGCGGTGTCGATGTCCCGGTCGAGTTCACCACGCTCAATCGCTACATGCGCGAGGTCGGCCTCACAAAGAAAACCCGCCGCACACCCGCTGTGCCGCATCGCCGTTTCGAGGCCTCGGCGCCCGGCGAGATGTTCCAGTTCGACATCTCCGGCGTCAAAGAGCGCTGGTACGATTCCCACACTCGCCGCATCGTCAACGTCTCGTCCTTGGAGGTCAGCAAGAACCATGAAAATGAAAAGTCGGGCCGCACCCGTGTTTGGCGTTTCGCACTGGTCGATGATTATTCCCGACGCTGTTTTATCCGCTACGTTGGCGTCGCAAAACCCAGCAGCTCTCATGTCGTTGACTTCCTTCTCCAGGCTTACTCAGAAATGGGCGTGCCGCTCCGGCTCTACACCGACAACGATAAGATCATCAAATTTGGCCGCAACGCACGCACCACCGAGATCCTGAATAAGGTGCTTATCACGCAGGGCGGCTACGAAAATATCTTTCACTTGCCCGGTAACTCGCGAGCAACCGGCAAGGTCGAGCGTCTCCACCAGACCGTTGAGCAATGCGAAAAATTCTTAGGCCGGTATATATCCGAACGCGGCGGCTTGAGCCTTGAGGAGATGAACACCGCCTTTGCTCCGCGCGTGATGCACACGCTCAATGTCGAGCGTGTCCACAGCGAGACCGGCCAGACGCCGATGGCAAGGTGGGAAGGCAAACTCTCCACCGTCCGCACGCTTGAGTACCAGGACCTCCGCTCAGCATTCATGGCCGACGAATTTGAGGTCAAGCTCCGCGGCGATCTCACATTCCGTCTCAAGGGTGCCACCTTCCAGCTTCCAACTTCTGAGATGTACCCGTTCGCAAATTGGATCGGCCAAAAGCTGCGTGTTGTGTTTCCGGACGATCAGCAGTTCTTCACTGTCGTCGGCCTCGACGGCGTCGAGTACGACGTCGTTAAGGAAAATGAGAAACCCGACACAGCCGGCGACTTCCGCTCCACCCGCGAGACCGACGCCAACCGCCTCCGCCGCGAGCTAAAAGCCGAAGCAAAGGAACGCGCCCGCAGTCTCAGATCTCAAATTTCAGATCTCAAATTGCCTGAGCCTATCAGGTTTTTCGATGATGATGCAGCCGCTTCTGACATCTCACATCTGACATCTAACATCTCAAAATTCCCCAAACCCGAGACGCCCATCGACATCGCCGCAGTGGACCGCGAGGCACCCGGCCGCGTCGCCGCCACCCACAACCCGGCCATCAACTTCTGGGAGGCAGTATCCCGCTTCGGTTCGCAATTCGCTTCCAAGGCCGAATGCAAACAATTTTTCGACACGCTCTATCCATCCCGCGACGAAGAGCATTGGCTCCTCCTCTCCGAGATCGAGACCGCGTTACAAAACCGCCGCGACACCGGCACAAACCACGGCCTCCGCGCCGTCAGTTAGAAGGAGTAATAAATGAGCGCCGAATACGTGACAAAAGAAAAATATGACGAAATGATCCAACGCCATGACGAACAAGAACGCTCTTTTGGCAAGCTGAATTTCTATTCCTGCCGCTGCGGCTGGTTTCTGATCACGATCGATTCAGACGCCGGTGTGACGCCAGCATTCTTGATGTGTGACAACCCAGGGCATGAGGACGACATAAATCCATCGGCGCTTGGAGCATCCATGTCGTCTGCGTTCTACAGGCCACCAATAAATATGCGAGCGGAAAATGCATCACACGAATGGTTCCGTCCTTCGTATGACGATTATCGCCGAATAGTCCACGCTCCAACTGCAGACTACATCGCAGGTGGTGGACTCCTATTCCGAAAGATCGGCTCCGCTCGCGTCGAAAGCCACGACATCATCTTTGGGGAATAAACAAATATGAAACCGTCAGCCCTTTCACCCGAGAACCTCGATTTTTGCGAGGGCATTCATGCCTTTTGTGAGGAGCATAATATCTCGCTGCGGCAGCTCTCCGACCGCTGCAGCAATTTTTCCAAGACCGCAGCCCACCGCCTGCTCAATGGCAACACCACCGACGCCGTTGTCGATCGTGTCCGTTCATGCCTTATCGCGGGCCTCATCGCTCACCTCATCGAGACCCAGCACATTTCAGAAACGGACGCCGAGTCCGAGATCTCTCAATTTTTCAGCTTTAGGAGTTTACAAAAAATGATCGCAAATCGCTGCCCTTTATCACCCGAGGCCCAGAGATTCTTCGGCCTCGCCACCGATCCGTTCGATGTCGATCACCTGCCGACATCTGACGAGATCTACACAAATGCCGAGATCGATTCGGTCGTCAACCGGCTCAAGGATGCCGTCATGTACCAGCGTTTCGTCGCCGTCATCGGCGGCGTCGGCACCGGCAAGACGCTGCTCAAATTGCGCGTCGCTCACGAGCTCGAGGACGTCCAGGGAAAGACCAAATTGCTCTATCCCGAATTCTTCGATATGGAGGAGGTCACCGTTCACGGCATCGCCAATAAGATCCTCGCCGAGCTCGGTCAAAAGATACCGCAAAACAAAGAGGCAAGAGTCGCGCGGATCCGCGAGGTCCTCACGCAAATGCAGCAAGAGGGCATCGGCGTCGCGATCGTGCTCGACGAATGCCACCGGCTCCGCGACCGTGTTATATCCTCGCTCAAAAACTTCTGGGAAATGACAAACGGCCGCAGCTCGAGACTCTTAGGGGTTATCCTCTTCGGCCAGCCAAGCTTCGTTGACTCACGCCTCCGCGACGTCCGGTTCAAAGAGATCCGCCAACGCGTCCAGATCATCGACATGCCCGTCTTTTCCGGCTCTCAAATTTCAAATTCGAGATCTCAAATTAGCTCCCCTCCTTACGAAGGAGGGGTGGCAGCCGCAGCGGCTGACGGGGTGGTTCTCTCGTCAACCACCGCTCAATACATCGCTCACAGATTAAAGCTCGCAGGCGGCTCGATCGACAAGCTATTCGAGGACCGTGCCATCGACCGCATCGCCATCAACGCCGTTACCCCGCTCGCGATCGGCAACCTGGTCAACGGCGCACTGATGGCAGCCTTCCACGAGGAAGAAAAGACCGTCACCGTCGCCATGCCGTTCTTCAAAAACCTCTCCACCGGCCAGCAGGTCCTCGGCATGCGGAGGTCCGCATGAAAACGACCATTGAAATATTCACTCCGTCGAAAAAACTGCCGTCGCCCGAGGACTCTGTTGTTCTGGCGATCTATGACGACGGTGTTCTTTGGTTTACCGGACAATTCGACGGTGAAATTTGGCGTCTTGACGATTACATGCCTCTAGAGACGCCTGTCCTTTATTGGTTCATACCGCCGAACCCTGAACAATTCAGCGACGCCGACTCTGATCATTCGTCGCCTTCGTCCCATGTGTCCCATCCGTCTCAAATATGAAATTTCAGATCTCAAATTTTTGCTGACTTCTGACTTCTGACTACTTAATAATATGAACGACAACATCGCAAAAGCCATCGACCATCTAAACTACCGCTCCGAGACCGACGACACCTGGGACCTTTGGATCCCGACTGCCAAACGCTCGCCCGGTCCCGTAACTTACCCGCTCATGGAGCGGCTGACTAACCTGCCGCCGTTTGACGCCATCGGCACACCGCCGCGCGACTTTGACAAATTCATCGACCACGTCAAGCACGCGCAGCCCGACGACGCCGTAGCTTACGAAAACCTCCGCAAGGTGATCCATCAGGAGCTCGCCCAGCCGCTCGTCTTTCGCATGCGCTCCCCGATCTCCAGCGGCCACAATCTCAACGTCTACATCGTTGGGCTAGACGCGACACACAACCTCGTCGGCATCCTCGCCCACGCCACCGAGACATAGGTCCCCATTCGTCTCATACGTCCTACTTAAAAGGAGAACCAATGAAAACCGACAAACTCTGCACAAACTGCCGCCATTTTCAAAAGATCGGTCCGCATCATACCTTCGGCTCCGGCCGCTGCCTGCAGCCCGGCGTCGATCGTAAACTCCGCCGTGGGTCGATCGCTGGCTTCCACACCATCGACATAGCCCGCGACATCTGTGACCGCGAGGGCGACGGCCGTTTCGTTTACTACGACCCGCTCGAAGATACGTCGCCTGCGTCCCATCCGTCACATCAGGAGGAGGTGGAGGCCGCCCATGCCTAGGATCTGTAACGACTGTCGTCATTACAAACCTGAGCGACCGCTCGCTGACGACGTGCGATTCTTTTCTCACGCATACTGCGACAATCCGGAGATCGACAAAATTCACGATCGCAGCAGTGACAAAAAATTTAAGCGTCTGCTGGTAAATGGAAGAAAGGGCAACCACAAAAATTATTGAAGGCGATTGCTTTGATGAATTGACGCGGCTACCGTCCGCTAGTTTTGACGCAATCGTAACCGATCCGCCTTATGCGATTCCCACAATAGTTGCGGCAGGACGTTCCTCGACTGTAAGCATTGGTGATCTAAGTATGCCCGAAAGGATGTTTCGGACGTTGTTCGCCGAATTTGAGCGCTTATTGAAGCCGACGGGCCGCTTTTTTGTGTTCTGTGACGGCGTCTCTTACCCCGTCATCTTTCGCGCGGCATACGGCCAGTTTAGTTCGGCGTTATTGGTATGGGATAAAGGGCGCATTGGAATGGGACGTGAGTTTCGTAAGTCTCACGAATTGATAATGCACTGCTGGAAGCCGAATACGCCCATTTTCAGCGACGGGACTGGACGGCCTGATGTATTGAAAGCTAAGCCGTGCGGTGATGATCGCGAACACGCCGCCCAAAAGCCCGTCGATTTAATCGAACAACTGCTAACCGTCTGTGGCGACAATATTCTCGATCCCTTTATGGGGAGCGGATCGGTCGGCATCGCGTGTATGCAAGGAAATCGCAACTTTACAGGCATTGAGATAGAGCCGCGTTTTTGTGACGTGGCTCGTCGCCGTCTCGAAGCGACGATGCCGCAATTATCACTGAGTTTATGAGGACTTTTTCGTTTTCTTCTTTGGTTTTGGCGGTTTTGGCTGTCTATCCTTTGGGCGGTAGTTCAACACTTTATCGGCAATCTGATTCAGAACGTCGGGAACTTTTTCGTCAATCTTTTTCACGCTGTCAACTCCTTGTAGGTGATTCGTCTGCCAACGGATGCGATCACAAAGCTATCGAGCCGTTGCAGAGTGTGAAACTGCACGTTGCCGTAATTGAGCCGGAAAGTAAACTCGTCAACGTATCGGGCAAGATGCTTTTTGCTCGTGTGATGGTAAACGCCTCGAATACCGCGTTTCAACAACGCCCAGACGCTTTCTATCGAGTTCGTGTGAGCAAAGCCCTGTCTGTATTGTCCGGCAGAATGATTCACGGTTTCGTGAGCAAAGAACAGGCCGCCGATGCCGCTATACGCTTTGTGTTCGTCGGTGCAAAGAACGGAGCCAACGGCCACGTTATCGTGAATTGCTTGCTGAATGGTCGGCAGATCGGCAGAGGCAATAGGCATCGCTTTAGTGCGTCCGTCGCGTTCACGCATACCGAGAACGGGAATCTTGCCGACAGAACCGCGACCGAGCATAAGCCGTTTGTTGGCGTGTTTCGCGGATTCTTTGCCGCCGACATAGGTTTCATCAATTTCAACGATGCCTTGCAGCTTGTCGATGTCCGAACCGCAAGCCTCGCGGAGCCGTTGAAGCATAAACCACGCAGACTTTTGAGTAACGCCTATCTCTTTCGAGAGTTGGAGCGACGAAATGCCTTTTCTGGATGTTACGAGCAAATACATTGCGTAAATCCATTTGTGAAGCGGAACGTGACTGCGCTCAAAGATCGTGCCAGTCCGAACCGTAAAATGCGCCGCGACAGTGACAAAGATCTCGCAAAGGCCGTCGCCGCCGATTGAATTTATGCCCGACACTGCTGAGAACCATCTCATCCGCTCACGTTACGCCATTTTCGAAAAGGACGGCATCTTTGGCATGGTCGCCCTCGCCATCACACCGAGCGTCAACGTCGTCAGCCGCTTCGACCCGCGTGAAAAGCACCCGACGACGTTCAAGGGCTTCGGGACCGAGGCCGAGGCCGATCGCTGGTTCCAGGAATACACGATCGCCACCGTCACCGACAACGGCTGGCGCCTCGCCTACCTCGGCCCTCGCAATTTCGGCTAATATGCTAAAATGAACGCCATGAATGCCCAGAATTCTATTTTGATTGTGTCAAAACTTTTCACCAGCCAAACCCAGACCATCCCGCCCGATTCCGTCCATTATCGTGTCTGACTGACCCTCTTTATCGTCTCTCCTCTCACAGCGTTTTCTCAAAAAACTCACGCGGATAATTTAGCCGGTGTCCAAATTTCTCTAGGCTCAAGCCCGATGAATTTTCAAAGAGCCAAATCGCCGAAGAACTGACGATCCCGCATGAAGCTAGCAGGTTTCCTTGCGAAAGAAAACACCAGTTTTCCCGATATGACATAACTTTCTCGATTTGACGCAACTTTCCGGTCGGTTTAGGAAGCCTCGGCCCAGATGTTGAGTATCTTTACGCCGGTGTGTTCGAAATCTTTCTCATTTCGGGTGACGAGGGTCAGGTCGTGTTGCAAAGCGGTAGCTGTGAGTAAGGAATCCATCAATGGCAAGGGTCGGCCTCTGCTTTCGAGAACAGCCATAGTTTCACCCCAAATTCGGGCTGTCTTAAGATCGAAAGATATTATTCGGTCTTGATACCTTTTTATGACATTATCAAGCCAAACCTTAAGGTTAGTTTTGCGTTGAGAGGCGGGAAGTTTTGATATGCCCTTTTGAATCTCAGCTATTGTCAGCGAACTGATGTTATGCTGCGTTTCGTCACTGTCGCTGATCCAGCGGATCACATTTTTGTCGGGAGCCTTCTTCAGAAATTCGGAAAGAACATTGGTATCTAAGAGATAAGCCATCGTGCCTATTCCTCAGAAAAGTCGAGCGTCGGTCGGCCCATGTCTTTGCTGCGCTCAAGATCAATTTCGATACCGTATTTATGAGCAGGATTATCGAGTAAGAATTCCGTAAGAGGCCTTTCCTTTATTTTGAGCCGCTTGTATTCATCGATCGAGGACCTGCGGCTCGCCCTTGGCGGCGTTGGCCACCAACTCACTGAATTTATTTTTTCCTTCGTAGATCGAGACGTGCTTCATAATAAAAATAGCTAGCCTGGCTAGACTAGCTATAATATATGTCTAATTGAACGATCTGTCAATGATTTAGCCCGCCTGGGCTTCGACGATCGGGGCTTCGGGAGCGTTGGTTTTCACCGACTCGATGCCGTTTTCCATCGCTGCGGCGGATGAGTATAATTCGCTCTTTCCGATCACCTGGCCGTTGCTTGCCTTTAGCGTAAAATATGGGTCGCCGATCGCGGCCGTCTGCCGCTCGTAACGAGCGTCGTCACCGGCATTTTTCCTGACCGATTCGATGCCGTTCTCAGCGGCCGATCTCGATTCGTACATCTCACTCGAGAGAATGATCTGACCGTTCCCGGCCAACAAATTGAAATGATATTTCCCGTTCTTTGCGACTTTTAATTCAAATTTTCCAGCCATGATATTGCTCCTTTTCTTTTATCCAAGGTTGAAATGTTGCGGTCGCGCAAATTATAAACCTTGTCCATTATTGATTGCAAAAATCCGCGTTTCGCGGCATGTAGTCACGTCCTTTAGGGCGTGGTAAACATCGCAGAACTGATTCCCAGCCCGTTTTAACGGGCTTATCAAATGGGCGACTTAAGCCAATAAGGACGTTAAAACGCCCTTAGATCGATACCGCCGACTACTTTTCGCTTTTTGGCGAGTTCTTTAACTGCTTGTTCTTCCGCGAGAGTGCGCCCTGTTTTGCCTGAGCTACTGCTTCCTCCGGCGACACAGGATGCTTCAACGCATAATTGACCGCCTCTAATGCGCCCGAGTTCCCCTTCATCCGGGAGTCGAGTGATTCGAGCCTTTCCTTCCATAATTTCAGTGGCGTGGTCTTTAACTTTGTCATAATCTATATTTCCCTTTTTGTCCGTTATTTTTGAAATCCATTGGGATTATTATCGTATAATCTTCAATGTTTTCCATGCCAGATGTAGCTTCGCAGGAACTATAAGCCGATTCGTAGGTGCTGTCAAGGCTAAGCGACAAAAGCACCGTTGTGTAAATCGACGGTATGCTATAAAATCTCACCACCTCAAGACAGTAGGAAGAACTATGGCTTAAGGCAGGTTGAATTTATTGCCTTAGCCACTAAAAAAGATGGACATTAACTACGAAAAGATTCTAAGTGAGTACGGGCTCCTTCCATTGAGGTCTGATCGGTGGCAGATTTTCAATTTGGAGCATTTCGCCAACTTAGAAGCAGCCGATCGAGCGCTCCTGAGCGACCTTAAGGCACGAATTCGTCGGAACACCGGTGGCGTGTATGTGTATCGCGACATTACAGGTGTTTGTATCTATGTTGGAAAATCACAGGATCTCGGTCGACGCTTCGACACGCATTTCACGAGAGCCCATATACCTGATTACAAAGGCGACCGCCATGGTAAGCACTTTAAGTTTTGGAACTCACGTCCAGGTAGAGTCGAAATATCGTGGTTTGAAGTGAGCCGCGAGTCTGATCGCGCCATTTTTGAGATCATGCTGACTGCCCTTCTTAGGCCAAAGTTCTGTGAGATTCCCCGGACATCGCGGCGAGTTGTTTGAAAGTATCACGTCAAGATCCGCAGTCGCTGGAGGAGTCCGTGAATAAACTCATGACAACTGTCAATCATGTTCGTTAGGATTGGGATTAGCAGTCTACTGCTTTCACTATGCATCACGTCGATTACAGTTTTCCCATCGTCCCCATTCTCGTCTGCTAAAGGCGGTGGAGGAGCAGTTTCAGGTTCTCGATCTTGTTTTTCTGTGCTTTTGAAGAGATAAACGATGTCAATCGCGTCGGGCAACTCGAAGTATACATCGGTTGACTTTTCACCGTAAGTGTCAAAGAGGTCGTACTCATCCGCCTGAATTTCCAGGAGACCCTTTCGTGTTGAAATGTCCTTATAATCGAAATGGAACGCTGAAACATTGCGGAGTAGTCTAAGGTATTTTTTCTCATCTGGGGGGATGCTTTCTAAGACTTTTCGGAATTGGTAAACGTAGGCTTTGCCCTTATGTTTTTGATACAACTCTTCGATTAGCTTCAAACCCTCATGAAGATAACCACCTGCGACAAACATGTTTCGAACGGTTGCCTTTGAGCATTTTACTGTATCCGTCGTATTTGTGGACATCAAATCCGCAGTATAAGTTAGGGTGTTGCATAAACGCATCGCACGAATAAGATCGATAAAGTTCTCGTTAAGGCGCAGCTGATCGAACTGTTTGCGTTCCAGTATGAGTTTTTCCCCACGTAGCGTTGAGGGGATTCTTGAAAGATTTCTTTCCGCCCGCGGCGTCAGAACTATTTGTTTTTTCGTCCTCCGTTTCCGTTTTTGCATTGCGAGATAAGTCCTTATGTGAAATGGTCAAACTCCGGCCTTCGCGGCCTAAGAGAGAAAAGGCCTTCGCTCTAAAGTTGAACGAAAGCCTTCCAGTATACGTGCGAACTACACCGCAGTTCGTAGCAAGCGGTAGTGCTTGCGTCCGAGGCTTACATTTCCATGCTACTGCCCATGCCGCCGGCCATTGCCGTTTTTATTCCTCATCGTCCTCAGCCGCCAGCAGCGATGCTGACGTGACCAAATCATCCTCACCGCACTTGATCAGCGTAACGCCTTGGGCGCTGCGGCCGGTTTCGCGGATCTTGTCGACGCCGAGGCGGATGAGTTTGGCTTGTTGGGTGATGATCATTATTTCGCTGTCGTCTTCGACGGGGAAGGCGGCGACGACCTTGCCGGTCTTTTCGGTCGTCTTCATATTGATGACGCCGATGCCGCCGCGTTTTGTGAGGCGATAGATGTCAACCTGCGTCTGCTTGCCAAAGCCTTTTTCTGAGACGGAGAGTATCTTTTCCGTTCCGTCCGAAGAGCATACCGACACGACATAATCGCCTTTGCGAAGATTTACGCCGCGAACACCGCGAGCGGCGCGTCCCATCGGTCGAACGTCGGTCTCTTTGAATCGAACTGCCATGCCGTCGTGAGTTGCGATAAAGATCTGCTGCTTGCCGTCGGTGCGGATGACGTCGAGGAGCACGTCACCTTCGTCGATGTTGATGGCGTTGATGCCGTTGGCGCGGATGTTTTGATAATTGTTTAGTGCGGTCTTTTTGATGACGCCGTTCTTTGTCACCATCGTCAGGTAAATTTCCTCGTTGAAATCACGAACGGGCATAACCGCGACGAGCTTTCGCTCGCCTGAGAGCTGAACGAGATTGACGACGGCTTTGCCGCGGGCCGAAGTGTCGCCCTCGGGAATTTCGTGGACCTTTATCTTAAAGACCTGGCCGTCGTCGGTGAAGATCATCAGATGCGCGTGTGTCGAGGCGACAAACAGGTGCTCGACAAAATCTTCGTTCTTCGCCTTGGCACCGAGCCGGCCTTTGCCGCCGCGTCCCTGTCTCGAATACGCGGTGACGGGCGTGCGTTTGATGTAGCCGGCGTTGGTGACGGTGATCGCAACATCCTCGTCGACGATGAGGTCCTCGATGTTAAATTCTGCATCGGCATCGATGATGACCGTGCGGCGAGCGTCGCCGAATTGTCTTTTGACCTCGGTCAATTCATCGACGATCACCTGACGCAGAACGCTTTCGTTCGCGAGAATATTTTCGAGCTCGGCGATGTATTTGATGATCTCGGCGTATTCGTCGAGGATCTTTTGGCGTTCGAGCGCCGACAAGCGACGCAATTGCAGATCGAGGATCGCCTGTGCCTGGATGTCGGAGAATCCGATGTTGCCGACAACTTTTTTGAGATCTTTGAGAAAGGCGTCTTCAGTTTTGCTGCCGGTGATGCCGCGCCATTTCTTGACTTCGCCAAGCGTTGTGAAATTGCCCGTGAGCCACAATTTGGCTTCGTCAACAGAACGCGAATTTCGTATCAACGGGATGATGTAATCGAGAGCGTCAATCGCTTTGTTGAGGCCTTCCAAGATGTGCGCGCGTGCCTGTGCCTTTCGCAGATCGAATTCCGTGCGGCGACGTACGACCTCGCGGCGAAATTCGACGAACGCCTCGAGCATCGCCTTGAGCGTGAGCAGCTTTGGTTGGCCGTCGACGATGGCGATGTTGATGATGCCGAATGACGACTGCATCGGCGTCAGCTTGAAGAGTTTGTTGAGAACGACCTGCGGAACCGCGTCGCGTTTTAGTTCGACGACGAGGCGCATGCCTTCGCGATTCGATTCGTCGCGAATATCCGAGATGCCGTCGAGTTTCTTTTCGTGGACGAGCTCGGCGATCCGTTCGTGAAGCTTGGCTTTGTTGACCTGATACGGAATTTCCGTGATAACGACAGCGTTGCGCGTTCTTTCGCCGCGGCCGATCTCATCAACCACGGCACGAGCACGCATCTGGATAATGCCGCGTCCAGTTTTGTAAGCGCTGATGATGCCTTCGCGTCCGTAGATGAATCCCGCTGTAGGGAAGTCCGGGCCCGGAACATGTTTTATCAACTCATCGATAGTGAGCTCCGGTTTCTTGATGAGCGCGATCGTGGCATCAAGTATTTCAGTCAGATTGTGCGGCGGAATTTTTGTCGCCATTCCGACGGCGATGCCTTCGGAACCGTTGACGAGAAGCAAAGGAACTCGCGTGGGAAGAACCTTGGGTTCGCTCCGGGTGTCGTCGTAGTTTGGCTGAAAATCAACCGTCTCCTTTTCGATATCGGCCAAGACTTCATCCGCGATCTTAGCTAATCGAACCTCCGTATATCGCATCGCGGCCGGATTGTCGCCGTCGATCGAGCCGAAGTTACCTTGTCCGTCAATGAGCGTATATCGCATGGAAAAATCCTGAGCCATGCGAACGATCGAATCATAAATTGCGGAATCACCGTGCGGGTGATAACGTCCCATCACATCGCCGACGGGACCGGCCGATTTTCTGTATCTCTTATTGTGCGTGTTGCCCGCTTCGTACATGCCAAACAAGATTCGGCGGTGAACGGGTTTAAGGCCGTCGCGCACGTCGGGCAGGGCGCGGCCGATGATGACCGACATTGCGTAGTCGAGATACGACCGACGCATTTCGTCTTCGATATTGATCAGGTTGCGTTCTAAAAGTGAGTCCATTTTGTAGGTATTTTATTTAAAGCTTGTGCAAAACTCTGTAAAACAGCTATAATACGTGTTGGATGTTGCGTTCTTGAACAAAGGACGTGAAACCGGACAGCCTAAAAGCCTTTAACTTGCTTATATTTTAACGGTTTTAGGCCTGCTTAGCAAACCAAGCTCAACCTCGCGATCTGCCCGTTCGGGCGACCGATCAGACCCAAAAAAATGCTCATTCCCGGAACTGAAAATACCGGCGTAAATCCGCCTCCGGCATCGCCTCAAGACAAGGAGAACCGGCGCATCCAGCGAATTTCGCTGCCGCTGCCGGTGCGCATCGAGGTCAGGGTCGACAGAAACGTTGCATGGAACGAGATAACGCGGCTCAGCGACGTTTCGGCGTTCGGCGCGGGATTTAATCTCAAGCGGCCGATCAAACGAGGCCGGTTGATATTGATGACGATCCCGATGCCGCGTCAGCTTCGTTCGTACGATTACAGCGAGCCGCAGTACAAGATCTGGGGGCTGGTCCGACGCTGCATTTCGGCTCCGAGAGGCGAATATTCTATCGGAGTGGCATTTATCGGGAAGGCACCGCCGCCTGATTTTCTAGAGCATCCGTCGATGCTTTACGACATCTCGCATCGGATGGACGAGGGCGAAGGTTTCTTCCGACTGGTCGACGCCGATCTGATGGCGAGTGAAGATCACTTACCGCCGGATCAGCGGAAGCAGACCCGTTTTCATATCCCTGAATCCTTGCGGCTCGAAAAGGTCGATGAACAGGGAACCATACTTGAGTCCGAGACGACTGTCACGGAAAACGTAAGTCTCGGCGGCGCAGCCGTTTTCACAACACTCCAGGTTGAAACGGGCGACTTCCTGCGAGTGACGAGCGACCGGTTCAACATTACGATCCTCGCGATCGCGAGAGGCGTCAGGACCGGGCCGGACAACATCCCGCGTCTTCATCTTGAATTTATTGACCGCTTCTTCCCGCTTGAGGGCATTGAATCCAGCAGTACTTAGGTTTATTGATCCCAAGATCCCAAATTTATGACTGTCAACAACGTTATCGAAACCGAACCGGAGACCAGATCGGTCAGCAGGGCGCCGAACGAACTGAAGACGATCGTCCAGGTAAAAGAAGGCAATGACGATGGTTGGAAGGAAGTAACAAAAGTGCTAACGGTGTCGAAGAACGGTGCAGGGTTCAGCCTTTCGCGATCTGTCGTCGTGGGGCGATTGCTGACACTCGTTATGCCGCTTGACCCGGAGCTGCGTGCTTATGATAAGAAAAAAGAAGTCTATCCGGTAATGGCCATCGTGCAGTATTGCAACGCTGCGACCGTCGACGGCGAAACAACCTATCACGTCGGTGTCGGGTTCGTCGGAAAGAAGCTTCCCGAAAGCTATAAGGCCGACCCGACCCAGAGCTATCGCATCGTCGGTATGAAACAGGATGGGCTGTGGTCTATCACCGAAGCCCAGGCTCAATTCAAAAATCGAAAACAGCCCCGTTACTGGATCTCGGTTCCTGTAACTATTTCACTGCTTCAGCGGGCAGGCAGTCCGGGCGGCAAAGAAGACACCTACACAAAGAACATCTGCTCCGGCGGCATTTCCGCGATCTGCTCTCTTCAGGCCGGCATAGGCGATAAGGTAAAGGTAGCCTGTAAGACGCTGGATTTCTATTCGATCGCGATAGTCAGGAACCGAAAGGCCGCCGCGGGAGAAGTGCCGACGCTGCACCTTGAGTTTGTCGACAATCAATTTCCTGTCGAAGACGTTGTTGCAACGCAGGTCGCGTCGATGCCGGCGGCATGACTTTTCAAATGGGACGAGAGCAGAGGGTTTGGTCTCAAAATGGAAGATCAATCTCGTAGATCGCAAAATTGCCATCGCGCTTCGCGGCGAAGATCAGCTTTTTTCCGTCGGCTGAAAATTGCGGCGCGCCTTCGTCCGCTTTGGTGTGCGTCAGGCGAAACAGTCCAGTGCCGTCGGCGTTCATCAGGTAAATTTCCGAATTTCCGTCACCGGTACTAACAAAAGCGATCCTTTTCCCGTCGGGTGAAAATGCAGGAGCCACATCGTGAAGACGTCGTCCGGCCAGGCGTTTTTCATAATTTGGATCATTAAGGGCGAGCAGAAAAATATCCAAACCGCGTCCATCACGGTCGCCGGCGAAAACGAGGCTCGAGCCATCGGGCGAAACTGCGGGTGTCATTTCGTAGCCATTTTTTTCCGTTACACGACGCTGGTCGCTGCCGTCCAAGTTCATACGATAAAGCTGCTGTGCACCGTAAAGATCACGTGCAAAAATTATCTCATTTCCATCGGGCGAAAAAACCGGATCTGTATCCAGCAAAGGGTCATTGGTCAAGTTTTGCAAACCTGTTCCGTCCGTGTTGATAATAAAAATTTCAGAATTTCCGCCCGATCTGTCGCTGAATGCAATGCGCTTGCCGTCAGGCGACAGGGCGGGTGAATGTGAAGGCATCTTGTTCGGTTCGGTTTTGAAGATCTTTTTAGTCGTCCCGCTTTCCAGGTTCGTTATGCGGAATTCATTTCTCTCGTCGGCGAGACGCGCTTCGTAGAGGATCTCCTTGCCGCCCGGTGACAGATGCGGTGAGCGCAGATCCGCATTTTCGTCGCTTAAGAGGACTCTTGCCGGATAAGGTTCGACGTTTGAGAGCAGTATTCGACTTTTGCCGTACTGGTCGTTGTAGAGCAGGATCTGTGTTGCGTCCGCCGACCAGCATTTCGAGATGAGGCCGGTGTTGCCGTTCAGATCGGCGATCTTTGCCGGCGGGATATCATTATTAAGATTTTGCAGGTAAATTTGGGTGCGCTCGTCCTTGCGGTTTGATGCATAGGCTATCTGCGTGCCGTCAGGCGAAAAGACGGGATAATTATCGAATGCGGGATGATCGGTTATCCGCCGGACGTTCGAGCCATCTATGTTCATTGTATAGATCTCCGCGTTCCCGTCGCGGAATGAAGTAAACGCAACCTGTTTGCCGTCGTAGGAAAACGAGGGGTCCGCGCTGCCAAAGCTGTTGTTTGTCAGGTTGATATTTTTGCCCGTGGCTAGCGTGTAGAGAAAGATCTGCGAAATACCTTTTTCATCCTTCGCCCCCTGATAAACGAACTGCGAGCCGTCGGGCGACCAATCGTTATTTCCCACGACAAAGGGTAAGGCGATCTCGTTCGCCCCGTTTTCGTCCGCTAGATACGAGAGTTTATTTTCACCTGGCTTACGAAAAACGATCTTTGTTCCATCCGGAGACCGGCTGCCGTAGTTAACTCGGTTCTGATCGCTGCCGTCAGCTTTCATCTGCCACGTCTCGGTCTGCGTAGGGGATAAATACCGGATATAAAAGATCCCCTTGTCCGTCCAATAAGCGCTCTCGTCGTCAAAGCCACTGTTGGTCAAGAACACCATCCCGTTCGAAGCCGGCTCGGAACTTAGTTTCGGCTGCCAAAACCAAACAACGCCCGTTCCGATAAGAAGGATCAAAGCCAAAAGCCCGAAACCGATTTTTCTGGAGAATATTTGTCGTTTCGGCGGCAAGAGAAGCTGCTTATGTTCTCTTTCGATCTCGCCTTCGACAGCGAGACTGACACGCTGCACGGTTCGTTTTTCGAGAATTACC